TATATCTCTGAATAGTCTTTCAACGTCTCTATCTTTGAAGTTATTATAAGCATTAAGAGCGTTATACATCTTTCTAAACACCCTATTAACTACGGTACCATTCGCAATATCAACCTCATTAGATAATACTCTTTCTCTAAATTTCTCAGCTAACATTTCCTCTATTTGAGAGTCTGTAGCATTTTTAAATTCTTCGTTAGTATTTCTAATATTATCATATATTGCCATTCTCCTTCTTCTTGGAATAAGCAATAATGACGCTCTGTGGAATGCCTCATGGAACTCAGTACCTTTTTGAGCTAATCTAGATAATAATATTAAATCATTTCCAGTCAATCCCTGTGCAAATCCACCATTAGCTAATGCTATGACATCATCAATTACGCTCGCTTCAAAGTTATCTCCAAGTTTTTCTCTAAGGAATCTAACTGCAGATTCTGCATCTAAAGTACTTGTTGGTAGATTATTAACATCTATCAAGCTCGGTACTCCGCCCATGAAATCATCAAAGAAATCAAGTGGTTTCACTTCTGCAGCAGGAGTCTTAGTTTCTTCTGCGATTTCCGTTGGATCTGGAGTATATTCGGTAGCAACATCATCTGCAACTGAACTTTTAACTTCAGCAACAGGAGAAGTATTATATGCTCCATCCTTTATGGACACAATGTCTTCAGATCCTCTAGGAACAGCAACTACATCAGTCATAAATAAGAATGGTGGTTCAAATACTCCATCGCCAATATCAGATACTAATTTCTTATTCTTTATCAGCCACGCAGTCCAAGTGATACCCATATCTTCCTTAGAGAATGTAACTCCAGGAGCAAATGATACAGAACCTTTATCTGAGTTTCTATCTAAATAAGATTTTATACCAGGAAATAAGTCAGATACTAAATTATCAGTGTTATTATCAGAATTCCATAAATCATTTTTGTCTACAATCCAAGTAAGATTATCGTTTATAAATTTAAGGATTTCTGCCTTTTCATTTTCCTTTATTAATGATAATGGTATAGTATTTTCACTATAGTGTAATATGCCAGACTCTACATAGAACTGTTTATTCTTTAAGAAGTCTTTTCCATCTGCAGAAACATTTGTCTTTCTATCAAAATTGACTATTCTAGACAATAACAATGCAGGAGTAAGTCCATATGGAGACGTATCAGTAGTCTCTATAACTTCTCCTTTATCTGAGATTGTAATCTGCTTAGCAGTACTACCTCTCATATCTACAGCTAATTTATATACTAATTCTGCTGTTCCAGCCTCATCAGAAAATCTAGTTTTATTTACTTTGATTTTTACTTCTTCATTGGAATTTAATGGATCTGGCTTAGTAATAAATATAGAACCAGAGTTTTCACTGTTTGAAATACCCATAGACTCAAATAAAGAAACAACTAAGTTTCCTCCTCTTTCTCCTCTACCGTAAGCAACAGTAAGATTGTGTACGCCAAGTTTATTTACATCGCTTTCGTCAATTAGTCCAACAATTTCATTAAGAGCTCTTTGTACTGCTCTTCCATTCTTATCCCTATTTAATGCATACTTAGCAATACCTCTCTCAAATCCATTCTTCATTCTTAATTCTAAAGATGGATCTGCAATAGTTTTTGCATATTCTGATATGATAGAGTTTCTGAAGTCTCTAAGAGCTTGAACTTCTTCTGGAGAATACTTCTTCATACCGCTGTCATCAACAACGATATCCCTTTCTCCTGGATTTTTCATTGTAAATATCAATGCTCTTTCGATCTTTCCATCCTGGAATTTGATATCTACTTTTATGAATGCATTATCCCATGTTTCTGGTAAGTTTACATCAAAGTCATTTAATGCAGTATAATCTTCTCCAGTTATAGTATTCTTTACTCCGTTCTGATTTACAGAAGCAGGTACAGTATATGTATTTGTAGTCCCAGATCTATGTCTGTTTACTACGATTTTAACCTTTGCAGACTTAAATGCGTCTGGATTCATTAAAAATTCTCGTATTATAGGAATCTTTACATCAGCAAATAATGTTCTACTAATTCTATCGTGTTTGGCAGTTTCAGTAGAAATAAGCCCAGTAATATCATCTGATAGATCATTTATAATTTCAGTGTCAGGTTCCGAGTACACTTCCTCTAAATCGTTATTATCTTTGATATCGGCCAATACCTCTGCATTGTTATCAACTATAGACGGCTCTATATCGACTGGTTTATCTGGATTTTGATCTGGCTCAACGATATCTGACTGAATACCTGAATTCATCTCGTCTATCATAGAATCTACATCTCCAGTTAAATCCTCTACTGCCCCAGCCTCGGTATCTACTATTGGAATTATATCAGGAGTTTCTGTTGGAATAGGAGATTCTGCCTCTGCAGGAACTACTTCTGCTACATGTTCTAGTTCTTCAGATGTACTCTCATACGTTGGAACTATAGGTTCCTCTTCTTCAGATACTTCAGACTTTACTTCATCTACAACTTCCTTTACTTTTTCGGCTTCTAATTCCTCTTTCTTTTTAGTTCTATACGCGTCAAGAATCTCATCTATATAAATATCATGGTCTTGAGTAGATAATTTATCCTGCTTTTCGATTGGATTATTCATCAACTCCCTCTTCATGTAGTTATTATAATCATATCCCATCAATGATATCTTAGATTTACCCATTGGTATCAAGAAGTCATTTTCTATAGATGGAATATCCAATTCGTCTACTTTACTTAATAGATTATCCAGAGAAGGATCTGACACGTCTTCTTTGCTGATTAATCCATTAGATATTAATTGATTATGAAGATTAGTAACAGCTGCGTTTCTTTCTTTATTTAAAGACCTATTAAGAACATCTAGCTTAGTCTGAGAGATTTTGTCCTTAGCTTTATTAACGAACAATATACTATTCAAAACCTTTGCCTCTGCTATAGCATTGAATATATCATTTTGAGAAGCGGTAGATATTGGATTTTCTGGATTATTCTCATTGTGTTGATCGAAGAACTCCTTAAATGAAGAATCTTTGAATTTATCTCTTTTTACTGCCTCAAATTCAGATAGATTAGAAACAGCCTCAAATTTATCCTGATTAGCAGATTCTTCGTGGTCAATAAATAATGCAGTAAGTAATTTATGGGCTTCTGACCCAACTCCTCCAGCTCTATTTGCGTATCCAAGTATTTTTTTATTATTAGCAACAGCCATTGTCCTCTGAGCTATTCTAGCCTCATCCTTTATATCCTCAGTAGAGATTCCTTCTGGAGGATTTTGAGCTAGCTCATTCAGATAGTTTACTATATACTCTTCTTTTCCTTTGGTGACGGCGTCAACATATACATTCGTTTTATTGACTCTATCGGCAGTCTGCATGTCTTTTATAACATTCCCTTTCACGAAAGCCTTTGCCTTTTGCTCTTTTTGGGCGTTAGACATTTCTTTTATCGTACCCGGCAAGCCCATAACCCCAGTATGTATACTGGTGGTCAAAAGGGTCATAACGAAATTCTCATTTATCCCTTTTTGATATTTAGCATCCTCTCCAACTCCCCACTGAGCCAAGTGCGCAGATACAGCAAAATTTGCAGTATTAGTTATAGCATCCATTAAGTTGTTAGAGTCCTTTAACTTGCCATCTTCGTACTTGTACTGAATCAACTGTTGCGGATTTTCCTCTAAGAAAGCCTCTGAAAGTCCTTCGACAACCATTCTTTTTCCAGTCCTTCCTACAAATTCCGGAACAGCACCAACTCGAACTCCAGCTAAAGAGAAATTATTGACTTTATTCACCATCTTCCCGGCAGTAGAATTGACTAAGTAATCAGAAACCATTTCTGATGTCCTATTTATAGACCCAAACAATGATTGATCAAATTTATTTACAGCTGCTATCTTATTTGCATTGAATGGAGCAGATATATATGAATTCTGAGCCATATCTATAGCAAGCATAGACATATATTCTCTAAGATATTCGTCTACGCCACTTAATGCGTGACTTCTGGCGCTGTTTATCTTATCATCTATCTTAGTTTTAAGAAATCCAGATTGGATATCACTAAGCAATTTGCCTCTAGTCTCTTTTGATAAAGCCCCAGTCTTATTTAACTCAGAAATTGCATTATCGTAATTACTTAAAACGCTAGAATATCCTATATTACCATTTTTCTGAACATCACTAGAATTTAGAGATGACAAAGATTTGTTTCTGTCAACAATTTCGAGCAATTTCTTATCAGAAAATGATTTCCCATCGAAAATATCATATGACAATCCAGTAGTCGGATCTTTTTCTTTTGCTAGTTGCTCTGAAAACCTCTTAGTATAGCTTGGAAGCAGCTGAGAATAAGCCTCAGACTCTCTGGATTTCACAGACATATATGCATTAGACATTGCTCCAGATAGAATTCCACCTTTTGTTACTAAGTAGTCTAATACTGGTCTAGTACCATTTGCAGATATAAGACCTCTTGTGAGTCCAGAAACAGCAGCAGTAGCCGCCTGATTTACTATCATAGGAACAATCATAGAAGAAGAAGCCCCTAAACTCTGCGTAACATTTGCCAGCGTTGGGTATTCTGTATTTATCTCCTCATCGGGAGCTGCAGTTCTATCTTTCATGTACTGAAATTTTCCAGCCCAATCCTTGTTGGCTTTGTAGTCCTCATATAAGGCCTTAGTAGCTTTATCTTTCCAGTCTTTTCCGGCAGAAGTGTTGTTTATGTTTTTGCCAGCTACGATTTCGTCAATACTTGGAAATTTATCTCTAAATTTACCATTCATTTTTGACAATGCAATTATTGAGTTGCCAAGTCTAGCATTTGTTTCTTGAAGCTCATCCGGTATCTCAGCAGGATCAAGCCTTCTCCATCCAGTATTCTGGTTAACTGCATCAGAATTTGAATACGCACCATAAGCGGCAGCAGCATAAGGTGCTATCTTTGGCAAAATAGTTCCATCTATCAATGACGTACCTAATAACATAGGAGCAGTAGTCTTAGACGCTCCTTCATTTACGCCAGCCAATAAATCACTACCAATTGTAGTTTTTCCAGACCTAACATCAAACCTATCTTGTCTGTCGGCTCTCTGGTCTTTTTGTATATCTCCAGCACTATTCTTAAATATCCTATTGTTTTGGTCTGTATCTCCAAATATACTTCTAATTGGATTTTCTATATCTCCAAGTATTTTTGTTGGATTCTTAGCCCACGAGTCTAACACTCTTAATGGAGCCTTAAATGCAGATACAACATTGTCCAATAAATCAGGACTATCAACAGCATTCTTTTCTAGTTGCTTATTTAAATCATACTTCCATTTTTCCTCTGCGTTTAATTTATCTCTAACTGGATCGCTAGGAGCCACATATGGAGTAAAGTTTTTTGTCTGTCCTTTAGCATATAAATCTATCAATTTGTATGTATTTGGATCATTTGCAGACTCACTTAATATGTCTTTCGCCTCCAATAATGGAGTGATTTCGTTGAGTGTTTTGGCTTCAAACCATGTCATTCCAGTGTTATATACACCTCCTGCAAAGTTCTTAAACGAGTTTCCAGCAAGATCAAATAGGCTATAATCCTTTTTTGTTTTTGACTGCTGATTATTGGGGGCTACAATGCCCTTCTCGCTTGTTTTAAGCTCCTTGGTGGCCTTTTCTCTCAGTTCTGGACTAATTGTATCAGTTGGAACTATAGAGTCCGTAGCGGGGTTAAAAACAGCATCCTGAGACGTTTGCTCGGATTGGTTAACTGCAGTATTTTGTACTGGTTTTGTCGGTTTTTGAGGTTCAGATGCTACTGCGGATTCTTGTTCGCTCTTACGTAGTTCATCTTCTAGCTCTTGTCTTCTATAGGATCGATTAGAAACAGCAGAGGCCGGATTTAAATCCGACCATCTCATGCTGCCGCTATTCAGCGCGGCCCTAATTTCTTGTTTTGTCATATTAGTTTAATTAAGACTATATTTTAATTAGTTATCATCTGTAGTATATGCATCTGCTTCTGAAGCCGAGTTTGTCTCTGATGCCGTAACGCTTGTTTCTTTTTTAGTTTGGTAATTATCCTTGCCAAATTTATGCATTAAATTCTGATTATATACAGTATTTTCCATTTCAGTACTAGCTCCAGTTCCAGGCATAAATATAGGTACTTTTACAAATTCTTTTTTAACTGAGACATTCAAATATGTTTTTGGATCAACTTCTTTATCTTTTGTTGAGAATATTTCCGTACCATACAATCCAACCAAAGCATTCTGCTCTTCTTGTGAAAGCTCATCTTTAGGAATATAATACACTCCAGTAAGCTCTGAATTTTGTCCCTCTATCTTAGTTTGTCCTCCAGGAATTGTAAATCCTTTATTGTCATACGCTCCTGATTTCAATTTAGCGGTGAATGTTCTAAGCCCGAGTTCAGCTTTAGGTCTATCGCTCTTTTGTACTCTAGAGACTTCATCGCGAATAGCTAGATTTTCATCATTTTCATTGGCGGCGCTTCTTATCTTTAACTTAGTATTACTTCCAATTATTCCCTCTGCATTTGGACCAGCCGCAAATACCATTTTAGACGAAGGTCCAAATACTATTTTTGCAAATTCAGTACCAACTACAGCAGGAGTATCTACTAGATTAAGTTCATTCAACTGTTGTCTATTGAAGTATATACTTTCTCCCTTTCCTCTCATGGCTTTAGCCTCTTCGTTACTAACAGATTGTCTAAATGCATTAGAAGTGCTTCTTAATATAACATTCTTTTTGTCATATTCACTAGTAAGATTAGATATTTGCGAAGTATAATCATCTACAGGTTTTCCGGCTGCCTGTGCTACAGATTTATCTGATGTTAATTTATCTATTTTTTCCTTAATTGCATCTCTATCCATCTTAGTAACTATATATGTGGCAGATTCTGCGGAACCAAGCATATTCTTAGCCACATTAAATCTCGCATTAGGATCAGTGTATTTAGCCAAATGTAGTGCAGTTTTATTCTCTACATGAGTAGTCTTGAAAGATGCAACATCTTCTTGTTTTCCATTGAGCCAATTTTGAATTACCTTGGCATTTTCAACTTCTTTTTGTTTCAATCCTAACATCTGATTATGATATAATCTCTGCTCAGCCATTCTATTAGCATCCGCTCCAGCTTGATCGTACATAAGAGTATTTCCAATTGTAGCATCCATCTTAGCATTAGCAACCATTGTCTTAGCGTATTCTCCTCTCCAATTCTGTATCAATACAGGCTGTTTAGTAGCAGGATCTTTCTTAAATAGACTAGGAGTTGAATTAGGATTAATTTTACCATCCTTCATGTCTTTATCTACAAGTAAGTTTAACTCTGGATCTGATGAAATCTCATTAGCCTTATCATTTACTACGTGTTTAACGTCAGTAGGATCCACTCCCATTACAAAGTATCCACCTTCTTTTCTAAGTTTCCTTGCTTTTATTTCTTTAGTATAAGCATCTCCAGCTCCTTCCCATCCACGGTATTCCATGGTATTACCAGAATATATCTGACCAGTGTTCTTAGTGTCGTAGCTGTTAAAGATATCAGTATAAGTAGAACCCCATTTAGGATCAACTTTAGCTGCTGCTTGTTTTAAATTTTCCTTAGACTCAAGCATATTCTTAGCATTAGGATCATTCTGTATCTTCCTTTTGATAGATGCCAAACCACTAAGAACTTCCGGATTAGTTAAATCGTAGTTGCTTTTTACTTTTTCATTTATAAAGTTAGATATTACATCTCCATAATCTGCAGTCCAATTAGCATTGTCTACCTTAGACAGAGACCCCAATGAACTCATTGCACTAAGATTATCTACTAATTCAGTTCCTTTGTCCATATCAGACTGAGCCTTATCTGCCATCTTGTATAACCCTTCAAATTGGATTGGTACGTATGTATTGATAAATTGTGCCTGAGCAGGACTATCGTATAAATTTACTCCCATTATATTTTAGTTTATGCTGCTACTTCGCTCAGATATTGATCTGTCTTAGATACAGGTTTTTTAGTTTTCATTTTATATATTTCAGATACTGGAACTCCTAAAGTTCTAGCCATCTGTTTTGCTAATGTCATTTTAACTTCTGGGTCTACAGCACTTGCAAATTGAGCCCATACATTACTATTAAGTAAGTCGCTGTTCTTTTGATTCTTCATCAGTTCATTAACCTGTCCATATTGACTAATCATTTCAGCATTCTTGGCCAAATAACCTCTAGCAGCTGCTCTGTTTCTAGAATTCAAATCGTCTACTCGTTTAAGTTCGTTAGTATTGATTTCTGAGTTTCTATTTGCTACGTCTGCATATGTATTTCTATACCCAGCATTTGCTTTCTGTGCGGAATCAAGAATATTTGCAGTTTGTTCAGCACCTCTTGAGTATAAGTCAGCACCATAAGCCATTGAAGCTCCAGTACCAGTATTAGTTGCAGATTGATTAAATCTCGATATTACTCTTTGTTTCTTAGCCTCTGCCAATGGAACTGAAATATCAGCTCTTTCTATTGGGTTTATAACTGAGTTAAATCTAGGTCTTACTACTTCCGGAGTTGCATTAGCAGCATTAAATGCTATTGGAGCTAATGACATTAATCCATTTCCTATAGACGATAATTTGTCCATCAAAGAACCTCCATTGTCGACAACATCTTCCGTGTCAGCGCCAGCCGGAGCAGCAGATGATTTTGCTAAAATTGGGCCATTAACTACATTGTTCTTAATTGCATCAGTACTTTTGCCAACTAGTAGCGGATCCTTATATAGTTCAGACATTCTATTCTCTTTTGTATTTGAGATCGTCTTCTCTGGCGTAACTAATTTAACTGACGCAGGACCAACAGTAGTGCCGGTTGCAGGGGTATTAGCAATATTGGTTGCAGCATTACCCATTACATTAGATGAATATCCGGGAACCATAGGAGCCTCTACTGATTTAGTAGCAGTCTCTGTAATCCCATTTACATTAGGAGCAGTTCTTTCGACCATCCCAGTAGGATTTCCCTTTGAATCAACAGTGACTCTTCCAAGCACATTATTTTTAAATCCAGTGTTATACTCTTGAGGAATACTATTTCTTAGTTCATCAGCATCAGCCTTAGGAATATATAGTTCTTGACCATTTTTATCCTTATAATACAATGGATTTGCTTTATACATTCCACTTTTAGGATTCGTATTATAATACGTTTTTCCTCCGACTGTAAATGCGACCCCTTCATCGTATTTAGGCAATGAAGATTGTCCTTGAGCTGCTCCTTTCATATACTGTTGAATCATAGTATTCATATTAAGTAATTCTGTTTGCTTATCTATGTTCTTTTTATTCAACTCTGCTGTTTTTTTATCTAACAGACCAGAAGGTCTTTTGCCAGATAGTATTTTATCATTATTGTTTTGCATTTTTTCTAATTTTGCAACTATATCCGCTGGAGTACTTTTTCCTCCAGGTATTTTGTATTTTGGATTAGCACTATATATAGATGATCCGTCTGGTAAATTTACCGGAACTGTGTCTGGATTGTTTGGATTGTACTTACCAGGAACAGTCATAACTCTTCCTGTATTTGGATCCTTAATCCCTTCTTCTTTTGCTACAAGAGCATTTGCTCCTTTAAAATTAGCAGATCCTTTATCCATTCCTGGAACTTGATAATTATTTGGATTACGCAAATCATATTTAGATTGCACGACATTGCTCATATCCATAATTCTAGCAGCATTGGTATTTATCTTTTCAGTTCTAATTCTATTCTGATTAGCCTGATCTCCAGTAACTGCCTCGTAAACTCCAGCTCCAGCGCCAATTACTCCACCGGCAACCGCTCCCCATGGACCTAGTGCTGCTCCCATGCCTGCAAATTTAGCGGCGTTTGAGCCTATCTTTCCAACGTATGATCCGGCAGAAGATTGATCTGGAGACAAATTATCTACAATATCAAACACGCCTCCGGCTAAATTAGCTCCTCCAGCAAAGTTGGCTTGTGTTAGTCCATCTTTAGCAGTACTTGCAAAGTTCCATGTGCCATTTGCAAATTTAGGAAGCTGTTTATTTTTATTTCTTTTATTATTCATTATATTTTAGAATATCTATATATAGTTTTGATATATGGTATAGAGAAGTAATAATTACTGGCTATATCCTTTCTTTTAAATTCGTAGTTACATATAATATACTTACCTCTCATTCTCTCCTGAAACATATTTCCAGTTCCAGACGCTCTTGGTATTGCAAATTTATATGTGCCCTCTCTTGGGATTATTTCGTCTCCAGTTATAGTATAACTATTCTGCTTATCGTTACTATAACTAGCAAACGATAATTTAGCGGAATTGGTTGGACCAGTTGTATATTCAACGTTGTCAAACACTTTTGTTTGAGAGTATCCTTCATTGACTATTAGCTTCATAAAGGATCTCTCATATACGCTATTTGGAGTTAAATTATTCTCGACAACGTAGCTATTGCTATTATGTAGGTAAATTTTATTATCAGCATCTACCGAGTAATACTTATCCTTAAACTTCAGATAAAATCTTGGAGTAGTTGATAAGAATGATAAAAATGATTGAGCCGATTCTGAGTAGTTTAATGTTTCCATATTATTCATTAGTATTTATAAGACCATTAAGCGTCATAAGTATCTCTCCGTACTTATCATCATATACTGCAGGAATTCTATTCTGAGCATTCAAAGACGTTTTGCTCTTATTTAATATTGATTGTATTCCCTTCGCGGATGATAATACCATTCTAGTAGTTAAAGATCCGGTAGAAGTAGGAGCGTATGTTGCTATTTGAGCTTTATTATGATCAAACCAGTATAGTCCGGTATCTGAGTCTATTATACCGCCAATTACTCCATATTTAAATCCGTTAGATGTTGATATATAGTCATATCTAGTCAATATACCGCTAGTACCTAATGTTAGTGAACTTATATTATTATCTGTAATTAAAGACCTCTCGTTTACTGATACCGTCCCAAATGCATTTTCTTGCCAGAAGAACAGCTTATCATTAAATTTCTTAAGTCCTGTTATTTGTCCATACTGAGTGTCTACGTCTATATAATTGGCTATTTTAAATGTGGCCCACTTATCATATATTTCATCATTAGTTTTTACTTCCGATGAATATATTCTGCAATCAAAATTCTTATTTGGCTCATTAATTAATAAGGAAGATACATACCCAATCCCAGTCTGCTCACTTGAATAAGCAGAATTATATGAATATTGTGGCAACTCTTGTGAGTACTTCCACGTATTACCTACCGAATTGCCAGGAGAATATACGCCAGGTTCTGGTCTAATAGCAAAATTATAATCACTAGCTACATATGACTTGGAATTAACCAAATGCAAATTTATAGAAGATTCTAATGGGATTAGTGAATTAATATTCTTAACCTGGGAAACTATATTTAAGTTTATTTTAGCTAAATCGGTACTTCCCAACGTATCGACCATTGGATCTGTAGCATATGTCATTGTGTAATCGAACAATCCAATAAACGTATCTCCTCCAAATACATCAATAGTTTCTGTTGAATTATTTAAATCTAATTCAAATCCAGTTGATATATACTCAGTAAACTGCCTATCTAATAAAGAGGATCCACCGTAGATATAAGCATTTAGCTCTTTTAAATTAACTACAAATGTAGATAGTGCCATCGCAGTTCTATTCTCTATATTTCTGTAACTACTAGCGTAATCTGTATCAACGTCATATATACTTCTCCAATTGCGCATTCCGGTAATAGATGGAAGTGATTCCTCCATATTAAAATTAAGAATAAGTCCTGCTCCGTGAGGACCAAATGACTTCCCTTTTGATATGGTCGACCTCTTACCATTTTTATTAGTGGATTGAACCCCATCGGTAACAGGCTGTGTAAAATTTAAATATTGGGAATTTCCAATACTAATATACTCTGACGCAGAAACGTCTTTTATATTTTTACTTCCGTCTAATAGGCCAGAATATTCAATAGAATTAATAGTAAATGTATATTTATTGTCATCTAGAAGGTCCTCTCCTATTTCGTTTATGTCTGCTCCGTCTATATCTTTATAGGTCAGATTATAGAAAGTTCCTACTTTGTATGCGTATTTATTGAAATACTTAAATGAAATTCCTAAATAGTTATTTTCTAAAATAGTAGAATTTTTTACAGATGGATCATCATCGTCTTCGCCATTTATAGAACTACTTTCAAATCCATTTCTATAATAATAATATTCATCAGCTCCATCCGGATATATTCTAGTTACATTTGATCCTAGCGATACGATTGGATTATTATAAGAAGAATCAATGTCTTCGTCGCTCAAGACCTGTAAATGTTCAATTCCAGCAAGTCCCATTAAAAATAATTTACTAGTAACTCTTTCGGATAGATTACTGGCTCTATTTTTTCTAGTAATGTCTGCGGCTAGATATATAGCCGTTGGGTATTGTTTTGAATCCTGTATAAACGATAATTGATCATGTTCATTTTTGCCAAAATATACAGACCAATCGCTCAAAAGGGGTGGAGTTTGTATTGGATATATTATATCAACTATATCTGCTATTTTAATACTTGATAAATTGATTAACTGCTCTGAAAAGTCTACACCATAATAAGAAGTTTCTGGATTTATAAACATAAAGTTGTTGTAGGAAATTATTTTTGGATCAGAATTTGCCGTATCATTAAATAGTTGCTGTTCATAATATAAGTTACCAGTAGAACCGTAATTTTCAAATCCAGTTATCATATTAGAAGAAGAAACAGCCGCATTAGGGATCCATTCCTCCGATGACATTACCGGAGCAACTCCAAATCTTCCCATAGATATCAATTGCATTGGTCTTAATGTACCATCTATCCCAAGATCTAGTATAGGTTTCCCACTATTACTATCTATATGTTTTTCGTTATATATTCCGATTTTTTTAGTAACTCCCTGAGCGTATATAGTTTTATTGTTTATATCTCTTTTGGCTCTGACTATTTCAATTCTTTTTACATTAGGAATTACGTTCAGATTCCTAAAAGTAAATGATATTCCAAGAGGCTTTACTAAAAGCTCTTGCTTATTTAGTAGATTATTCGAATCATATCCATTACTTCTATATTCGGATGGCATTTCAAATATACTTGACTCCCATGAGCTATCCTTATAATAGCCAGCAGGAAATCTTACGTCGGCAATCCAATGAGCAGGGGATTTTCTACCTTTTTCATCATAGAATACTGCAGCAAATCTATATATCTCATCTCTTTGATAAGATTTAAGTACATTTGCCAGATATGGATTTGCATAATTTAATGGACCTTGATGATTTGATATTCCAAAATTAGACAAATTGCTATCTGGATGACTTCCATCCGATTTAAATAGCCTGATAGAACTTAAATCTCTTTTAATATCCCCGATTCTAGCAGTTCGTTCATCTATATACTTATTTGCACCTGGAGTCGGTATAGACGTTCCTGGATTTGAACCCCAAAAATCTCCATATGATTCTATAAAATAAGTATTTGTAAATAAATAATCTACATTTAATCCAGTTCCGCCAAGTTTTCCATCCTTATTGTATATATATTCTAATTCAGAGTATCTATCTTTTTTATATATCTCATCGTGAATGGCATCATGGCTAGGCAAAACTGCAGATAAAGAGTCCGCATCATATTCAATTGAGTCTAAATTAGATCTATATAGTTTTGTAGTGTAGTTGTAATCATATACGGTTTCCTCAAATAACATTGGAAGAGATAGAGTTGTTGGATTAAGAACCCCATCTGTAGTTTTCTGATATATACCAGTAACATTACTCCAAGTACCATAAACCTCATCATATACTCCATCATGGGAAATAGAACATGTTATGTCTACAATTGGCATTCCAGATAAATATTCATTTCTATACTCCATTCTCAAGAAATCACTTCTAACGTCTCCTGCAGGTATAAACAATGTAGATGTAGTAATAGAATGAGTAATAGCTGCATGGCGAACCGTAATCAGCATGTCTTGGTTTGCTGCAGCATCTACATATACATACATAAAGTAATCTTCCCAATTTACTTGTATTGGGTATAGATTAGTTATTGGAGTATATCTAACAACGTTTATTATAGATCCAGTCTCATTTCTTTTAAACTGATAACTTCTAGTATCATAAGTATCTATATCCCAAGTATCTTCTTTTGTATTTGCAGCAAATAGGATATTATCTTTAGACTCTATATAATTAGGTATAAATAAATTACCTCCAATTAAATTAAATTCATTCTGTGTTAGCTCTCCAATCGCAGACACACCGCCATCTTCCATAAAAACGGAATTCCCAATTATATCTTTATCTATTTTAGACTCTTTAACTATAGATATTATAGGCTGTTTCCCATAGTCAAAATAATATACTGATATTAATTTTATTCTAGTAAATAAATTTTCAGAAGGAAGATCTATTTTAACTCTTACGGACTTGCTAGTAGGCTTTCCATACACATCGCCAAGTCCAGTCCCTAGGTATTTAATACTTTTATCTTCAATATCACTTGCGGAAAGGTTAATCGGAGCTGAACCTGGACTCAGCATGGTCTCAGTCCCAGATGGACCATATAACTGATAGAAATACTGTATTATTCCAGAATTAAGTTTACCAGATCCGAGTGATGCAATCGTAGGTTTCTCTAGAAATGCAGAAGGGATTATGTCGAATATAGAAGAATTAGTGACTATAGAGTTTTTTCCATCATTAGAACTTGCTATATTTATGCTTCTAATAAAGATCTTTCCATCTGCCCAGTATACCTTAATATTATCGTCATCTTCGTATCTTGATACTATACTTATTGGAGTATTTAAATCTATATTCATAGATATTCCATTTATACCAATAAGACTATATAGAATTGGAGTTATTCCATCTGGTTTAAACTCTATCCTATATATCTTGGTATTTCCACTAGATATTACATTAGTAAATAAAACACCAAAGTCTCTAATAGTAGCGGAGGCAATTACCTCTTCCCCGGTTAGAGAACTATCCACTATTGTACTATATAGTTTAGTAGTAGGATTATATGTCTTTACGTCAAATTTTAAATTATATATATCTTCTACCGGAGATAGAGCTCCAACAGATCCAATATCATCTGAAGATATATGTACGTTCTCGGCGTATCGATATTGACTAGACTTAAGTAAGCTCAAATCTAAATCCATATCCATACCGCCGGCAAAACTATTAATAGTCTCTTTTCCTATTGTGCTAGCCATTATCTATTAAAGTTTTTTATGTTTTGTCTTTTGCCTACAGACGAGTAAAAATCAATGTTCGAATTCATTTCTGGCATCAGTTTATTCCATTCGTCTTTTATATTCTCCATCTCATCTTGATTTGGCATCAATGATTCTCCGTACGCCTGTTTACAATAGAAGTTCCAGGAATTTCTTATATCGTAATATATCTGTCTTTGCATTTTCCCTGACAAATACTCTGGATATTTTAGTTTCATTACTATGTACCAATAGATAGCTTCTATATATGAAATCATATCTGGCACCATTGGGTATCCATCAGTATCTAATGGAATTGCATCATAACTTAATCTTACATATCCCATTCTAGGAGAAGTAGATATAAATCCAGGCTTAATAGAATACTGCATTAAATATCCCTCAGTACCATGGTTATGCTTATTTACTAGATTAGTAAGTAAGGTTCTTACGTTCTGATTGGTATTCAGGATCTCCAATGCTGTCTGATAATCCATTTTATTGAACCACGTATAGATTGGATCTTCTACGTATTTATTGTATAGGATTTTGGTCATCTCTATCAATTCTGCGTCTGGAACTATTCTTCCATTATCATCATAGACTATAGAGCCGTCATCAGACCAACAATCAAATGATCCAGTAGCCAATTTCATTGGAAACCATGGTCCATTAATTGTAGCTGAATATGACACGCTGTTCAATCTAAATAGATCGCTAGGCAACGACACTTGATGTCCCTTTATTTGCAATAGATCGGATCCGTCTTCTCCAGATATTTTTCTAGTAAGTTGTCTTACTGAGCCTATCTTTTCCAGCGCTTCTCCAACCCATTCAATAAAGTCTGAATTTCTTTGTGCTTCTTCTCCTAGATCTAAGTCGGAATAGACTTTTGCAACTATCTGTTTTGCTGATATTAACTTGTATACCATGTTATTTTTCTATATAATCTTTTTTATTTTCTTTTATTAGCGAAGCCAAATATCTCTTATTCCTTCTAGTGAACACCATCTCATATGCCTTGTAAAAACCAACTAACATGTTTGTCTTGTCCCAATGGAATCTATAAGAATATCCATTACTATGTTCATTAAAATGAAGTATAGTCTTATCGCTCTCTTTGGTAGCCTTAAAGTCTACATGGAGTCTAGATCGCTCATACTTGATGGGCTTTCTCTTTTCTATATAAACTAATCCCATTCTACCGGGTATTCTTACTTCTTTTGAATTGTCAATAATCTCTTCTGATAAGAACTTAAAGTAGTCTACCAATATTGATCTAAATACAGAGTACTTGACAGTATATAATTTAGAACTTGCAATATTAGTTAAATAAGACTCGTAATAATCTATTATCGTATATGATTTTTTATCCTTTAGAGACTGACGCATTTTCTGTATCATTTTTAGAGTTATTAGAATTATCTACCGGTATTGAGAATTTAAATTCTTTTGCGAATATAAGTTCTTTCAATAATGGTATCATATTCTCCGGAATTGGATAATTCTCATCTCCAGTTGCATTTGGAATAGCTTCTAGCGGATTTACAAACACTCCTTTTACGTTTATGTATTCTAATTCCCCGGGACCGTCTAATTTTATTCTATCTTCGGATTGGTACGCAACATAATCATTATGAACGTATCTCCTGTTCTTTTGTTTATTACTTCTAGCCTCTGTAGTTATTTGGATATCATTTCCTAATAAATCAGTAACTGAAGTCAATCCAAATACAGAATTAAAATCTAATGTCTTTGGTATAGTTATAGACGTAACTAATTTATATGCATCTGGTCCTTTATAGCTAGAATTAGCAAATACAGAAGGGGATACTATACTAGACTGAATAAGTTTTATATTCTTAATTTCTTGAATATAGTCCTGATTAAGCCCTCTACCTTTGTCAATATCCTGCTTAATTAAGAATGCTCTATATTGGATAATCCACTGCTCAATTTGTTTTCTGTTTAGAGATTCAGACTCCGATATATTATTAGACCTAGCCTCGTTAAGGATGTCGTCTATAATAGAATTTAATGTATTAAATATCATTTTTTATTTTATTAGTGGTTTAACCAAATAGATTATTCCTGCCACACTTACAACGCCCCCACCAAAATAGAACCATTTTTCATTGCGCTTCCACCATGTTTGTGTGCCTTGTAATTCTTTTACTAGTTTCTTAGAAGTTTCGTCACATGTGTTATACATATCACGAACTCTAATGATTTCTTTTGACTTTAAATCAATAACTACAGAATCTCCTTTAATAATAGAGTCCTGCTTGTTTATTATTGACGACTTATCTACAAGGTTTAAGTCTTGCTTAGCTATTAGAACTTTCTGTACTTCTACTATCCTTTCGCATGCCGGTAAGGTATGCTGGGTAGAGTCTCCAGATTCAAATTTGCCTAATAAAGAATCAACATCATGTTTAATGTCAACTATCATCCTATCTCTATTAGAGATTACTTTTTTCAGGACTGCTATCTCTGATTTTCTTTCAGTATTAACACTGTCTATTGCATGAATAATTTTTTTAGCATCTGCAGTTTTAACTGAGTCTACTAAAAATTTCTCACGTTTAATTTTCTCTGACTGCTGTATTAAGTTGTCTACTCTATTGCGAGTGCATTTATCAGCAGAACCAAAAATTATAAACGTAGTCAATACCGATATTAGCAAAATACTAATGTAATTTGTTTTTATAAAATTTATTATTTTCATATTATTATAATTCAGAAACATCTAATGCTCTATTATAAAATTTTACTTTTTGACCATACATATTATTACTTCCGCCATTCCCAAATATAATTGGATTAGCTGCAATTTCAGATATTGCGCCTAATGATGATATTGATGCAGAAGCTGTTAATATATTTCCAGCATATACTTTAAAAGTGTTATCAGCCCTATTAATTATAATAGTAAACCATATATATACATTTGAATAATTCCCAGCGGAAGCTATGCTTAGTAAAGAAGATACAGACGAATCATCTGTTAACTTACATGACATCCTGGTTGCCGTACTTGTATACAGTCCAATTCCCATGCCAGTTCCACCGTAACCTATAGTAGACTTAAATATTTGTTGATAATTATTCGAAATGGTACAGTTAACATAAAACCTATAAGTATAACTTCCTGTTCTTGGATAGAACTGTGGACTACTAATAGGTAGCGTTATATATTTGGCTATTGCATTAAAATAAAAGTCTTTCGTTGTGGAATTGAATACTGGAGATCCTATTATGGTTGCATTATTACCTTTACCACTTAAATCATACCAAATAGTTCCAGTTCCAGGATATGAAGAAATGTTTGTTGCATCTAAACTTAGGACTAATCCTAATTCTCCTGATTTAAAATTACTTGCTATTGCTCCTATCATTATTTCAAATCTCCAAATAATTTAAATGTAGTAGAACTCTCAATTATTATTTGAGCCACTCCATTTTGCGCGTTAATAATTACTTTACTTCCATCTGATTTTGCAGTAGTTCCAGAAACTCCAACACTCACTTGTGCTGCTCCATTCTGACAAATAAAGAACTGTTTCCCTGTGGTTAATCCGGTTGGGACTGTTACTACAATAGGAACTGTAGCGTGTTCGCAATTAAGCATAACATCCGAATCAGAATCTGCTAAATTGAACGAAGCTGTTTTTTGAACGAACGTTATTAATTTATCTGATTTTGTTGTGTCTGCATAATGCGTATGATCCCCATATGCTGCAGTAGAGTGTGATGTTCCAAATCCAGGAAATGATACAAGACCAGAATACAATGAATTTGCTGCATTATCTCCAGTATTTGTTCCACTAGTATTTGCTAGTCTAGAATCTATTGTCGTAGTATAGCTAGCTGTTGTATTTGTAAGCACAGAAGTAATTGGTTGCTTCCCATTCAACTGTGTTTGTATAGAGCTAGTAGCGTCATTATAATACTGTTGATTATCTGTTTGATATCTTCTATTAGTAACCTCAGTAACGTTATTTGTAGTTACAGTCACCGCTCCAACTAGTCCATTTACCGATGTAACTTCATCTGAATTATCTGATTTTTCTGGGACTCCACTATCGTTATATATAAGCCAGTCTCCCTGTTTGAATGTAAGTCCAAATATAGTACCTCCGACTGAAACATCATAGACATTTCCTTTTTTGGTAACATCCGGATTTGTAAGCGTGGGTATATTTGTAGATGTATCCCATTGTCCTATATATTTAAGTAATGTGGATGGCAAATTTGCCAATGGAACTTTTCCTCCAGAATCAAGTGGCGCATAACCATTGCTTTGATTCTTATTAGATATACTTTCTGGAGTAAATCCTAAATACGATACTATTTCACTATTATTATAAGATGGTTTATTAGTCTGTTTTGCCCAAGAAGGTACTGTTGGATCTGTTTCTGATGTTAAAAACCCAGCTCCATTGGTTAATTGATTTGTATTAGTTGGTATTGTAGGCTTATTTAATATTCTAGCATCCCCACTAACGGCATTCCAGTCTGAATTAACATTTTGTTCTGCATTTGAAGGAGCGTGTGCAATTTGAGAGTGATCGTATGCCGTCTTTCCTCTATCTCCTCTATAAGCAGTAGTAGACGTCTCTCCAAGAGATATTCCTCCAGAAGTATTTATCTTTTCCTCTAGGAATTTCTTTGTAATAGAATTATCTTGATTTAAATCATCGTAGGTTAAAAAACTATCCATTCTAGGCAATTTATCTGCCACATTCTTTCTATATTGTAAATTGTCAGAATAATTCTCCTGTACATATTGAATTGCATCTGCAACATTTATAGTACCAAATCCTCTATATATATCCCATTTAGATCCATCTGTAACGCCAGCTCTATATGCAGTAGCCCTTGCAGCTTCTCTTATTATCTGCCAATTTGCTCCTGTTGATAATTTAATTGTCTTTAATTTTCCTCCAATCAAAGGAACTGCCCAACTCTGTTGTTGTGCTCCACAATAGCCTGCCAATGTAACATCTATCCAAATAACAAATTCGGTTGATTCAGATGGAGTAAATGCAGGGCTGCATCTAAAAGACTCTCCGTTTAATATTTCAGTAGCATAAGTCACCTCTTCATTATCCCCAATGTATCTTGTAAATTTATCTCCTACAACTATGTTTTGAGTAAAGTTAGTATATCTATATCCATATACGATTGTTCCTGTGACGTCCGTAGTCACTGCGGCGATATCACTTTTTAAATTCCTTTCTGGATAAAAAGGGTCAAGCGCCTCAGGCCTTAAATCTTCTGAAAATTCTAATCCGAATCCAAATGATGTTCCCTCTTGAGTGGTGGTATCGTTATTTCTTGCAGATACGGCAATACAGTCTGGTATAAATTCTAAAACAGAAACATCTATTACACTAATAGTACCTAACGGAAGTGAACTAGGTCTAGGAGTAATATCCATTTGTCTAAACACATTATCAAAATGAGAAGTTATTGATAATACATTTGGATTTCCTGCGGATCCCATCCATTCAGAAGAATCTACATATGGGACTATTGTCATATTAGCATTATATTCTTCACAATATGTAGGTAAAAAATTTGGCCCGACGATAGCATAGTTGCTTATTGGATCTAAATAGCTTTTAATACAATCTATATCAATATCTATATTCTTACAAGCTGCTTTAATTATGATTTGATTCTTTTCGGAATGCCACCCATCATGCGCGTTATGATTATTTATTATATTCTCTCCTAGATTGTATAATTTACTATCATATTTATTTATTCCGTCTACTACTGCATTATATTCTATCTTAATATAAGATATGTCGGCATTCTCAGATATCAACCCATCTGTATCTCTTAATAGAAACCCAGTACGGGTTGCTCCATTGAATGCATCAGCCGCCCTATAGTGAATAATAGGACTAAGACTGACAGTTCCATATCCAAATTCCGCCTCCAAATAAACGTCCTCAATAGAATACGTAGTGAAAACGATCGAGCTCGGCATCGATATCCATCCATCCTCCCATAAAATATCGTCTTTATCTATAGTAACAGAATATTGCCTATTTATTGGACCAATTGAATTTAATGCGTTCTGAACAGCAGTACTAATAGGCTTATTTATATCGCTAGTATTATCTACATTTGACAGTCCAATATCGCTTTTTACTAAATTGATTATGTTATTGACAAAATGCTTATTATTTATTACTAGACTAGATACGTCAATTCCCCCGCCAGATCCTTCTATAAAAATATTTCCAGATCCCAATATAGAGTTTCCATTAATAGTTTTTATAGTCTGCCCAGATATTAATTGTATCTGAAAGTCATTTAAACTTTTACCAGAATCCTTAATTAATTTTCCAGTATTTCCATCGAATGTGGCTACGTTATTGTTTTGAGAATATCCTGGTCCTATCACATCTGCATGATCCTCTTCCGGGCTTAGTCCGGCAATAGGTTTCCAGTATATGCCATTCCAGAATTTAACGATAGAGCCGTTTGGATCTTCGGACATATCCATCCACAGTATTTCCCCATTTGGATATGGAGCAATATAGTCTGAAAATATTCGTATATTGGCTTTTGTATTCATTTATTTTATTATATTTATTATCATTCCGATAGCGATACCAGATAATCCTGCTAGTAAATCAAACCAACTTGCTTCGTGGCCAGGTGTTTTGTAATCGTAATACTCTTTATATAGTGAAAATAATAAAGCAAACCCTGCACCAATAAAGTACCAATGCCCTAATGTGGTTATAAAATAACACAAAAGAAAATGAAGTACTTTATCAGATTGCAGAAGTTTAAATAATCTTTCCATTATTCTTCTACAGGATGACGTTGTTAGTTACAGGGAAGTCATAGAATTCAGCAACAATTCCACCATCTGATGACTTCCAACTCCCATCAGAAGGGTAATTCAATTTTATGATTGCTCCTGATGTAGCATTTTCATTAAATCCAACGTACACTAAATTCGCTACAGCACTTTCCCATGCAATACTAACTTGTCCGTTAACTCCGACCATATAAAGAGGTTGTGGGGTGTTATCCTCCATATTCTTATCAAACTCTAACGTAATTTGTGAGCCATCTTCATTAGTGTAAGCATCAAGTAATTGAGGAGGAGATGTTACATTATTAGTTACAGGAATATTTTCAAACGGTTGAAGTAAACCGTAATCAAGGGATTCAATTGACACACTACCATCAAAACCAACAAATGGATTTGGGTTATCAAGAGAAACAACTCCGTCTATCAAACTTATTATAATCGTATTATCAATAACACTAAATACTATATTACTTGATGATACATTATTTAAACCACTAAACGTAATTGCATTTACAAATTCAGATAGATTGTACCCACTCATTTTCTTACTAAATGTAAGAATAACCTTATCACCTGTAGTATTAGTTTCAGCACTAACTAAAACAGGAGGTGCACCACGTAGGCGCTGTTTGATTGAGATAGGATAATCAGTAATATCTCCACTATCACCATTGGATATGATAATTATTCCCGAATCTTTTGAATAATGTATAAAAGTATCCGAACTATTGTTGGAATCTTGTTTAGAGCCAATATAAGTCATTAGTTTATAATCAAAACTTATGTTGGCATTTATGTCTGGGGAGTTATTAACCCAATCAATCTTTAAATAATTACGTTCATCAGCATTAAGTACACGTGCTACAGGCGCATCTGTACCACTTTGTGTAAGTAGTGCTTCATAATGTAAAAAGTCAGGAACTACCTTATTAACGTCAAGGTACACTTCCATAGTAGTACCATTGAAGCGATAACGTTCAAAAGTAGTAGGATGTACAAAAATTGTATTTTGACTGATTGGAATGGAGGGGATATTTTCATTTTGGTATGAATCATTCCAATAACTCCTATTTCCCATAAGGTAACAAAACGTCAAATTTTCTTCGACTAACTTAGAAATACCAACGGACACAACGTTTAATTCTTCACCACTATATACAACGTATAATTGACCAGTAGCAGTGGGTATTTCTGAATCACTTTCTCCGCGCCAATAATCTACCAAAAGGAAATCAAGTTTGGGTTTATTTATAAGATTCTCTATATCAGCCTTTGATGCAGGAACAATAATATTACCTTTCTCATCTCTGATCATTAACGCTCCGTCGGGGCCACTATTAAATAGGATATTTATATTATCCATTTCGTTTGTATTATATATTCCCATATTATACTATTTCTATTGTTACTTCTTCTCCATCTGTAATAGCTAATTCTATTTTTTCAAATAGATTATCAAAGCAGATTTTAGAGTTTATTACTTTTCCTATTTCCTTATTTTGTCCAACCAACAGACATCCATGCGTATCTTCAGCAGTGTTTCCTGGATGAATTCTTATACCTTCAAAGCCCGGAACGTCTAACAGTAAAGGTAAATTCCTTTTAAACCTATTAGAATAAGTAATAATAATCTTATATGTTCCATATGGTATTGCAGTTTTACCAAATATCTTGCCTTCTCCGGCGTCGGTTAGATCACCATCTTTATTGAAGTCTCTCACTTCATCCTCTAAAATGTCACAAAAATATGTGTCATTTATAGATAACTTACTTATAGTGTAGGTAGGCTTAAGTGCCACTCTTTTTGATTTTAATTTCATGTTCTTTTTATTTATATGTATATACTAACCATAAACCCCTCTTTTTGGTAAACGAGTAAAATGAACTTATTGTTTATACCTAATTGTTATTTTAACGTATATTTTTGAATATATTTTAAATAATATCATTTTATGCCTAAATAAGGCTAGTAGAGGCCTATATAAGCCTGTTTAAGACACTTTCTTCATAAATATGATAAACTTATCCAAATAAAGTTTGACTGTCTTAAATGCACTTTAAAATGCGTTAAATCGTATATAAACAAAAAGCGCGCCACTGATGGCCAGTAGTGCGCTAACTGTATAAAATATATTCTATTTTAAATTTTTTGTATTGCCTTTAGTATTTCAAGTTTAAAGTCATAGAAACTATTTGTCATTGCCCCAAGTAAATTCATGATCTCTTTGTGATCCATTCTATTTTCTTGCTTATCTCGCATAGTTATGTCTTTAAGTTCTTTTATGTCGTCTGTATTTTTTACCTTATGCTCTTCCATGTCGCTTTTAATCGACAAAAGATCTTTAGCATTCTCAGCTATCTTGACGTTTAAATTGATAAATACAGTTCCTATTGCAGCCGCATTCGCAATTAGTATTCCTAGTGCTGCTAATAAAAATTGGGGCTCTAAAACTATTCCCATTACATTACTCCTCTCTTGTTTCTATATTAGTAGTACTAACAGTACCTTTTGTTCCCATTTTCTTTGAATAAGAAAATCCTGCAATCGCTCCAGCTATTACACCGGCGGCAGCACTCCCTAGTATTACTAAAGATTGCCCCATATCTCCATCTACAATAAATAATGCAACGGTATCAGCTATAAATGCCACGCATCCAGTAATTAGTGCTATAAAAGAACCAAACTTACTACCAGATGTTTTACCATTTGAATTACTCATTGCTTCCGGAAATGAAAATTTTGATGGATCTAATTTATTCATTTTAAAAACCTATTAATCATCATTAAACCTCTTAGACTTCTATCAATTTTTTTCATTTTATTAATATGTAAAATTTAGTAAATATAGAGTTAATATTAAACTGTATACTTACTAAGTATTTGCCAACCAAGTAAACCATCCGAAACAACCACTATTGCATTATTTTTTGCTAAAGCATATGATGACGAGGTAGTATAATCACTACCATCCAATGTATTTGCTTCTGCGGATAAATTATAGGATGTTTTAATATTAATATTGCTTGCCGTTGTATGAATGTTTTTAATTGTATATGTTTTCCCAGCTCCAACAATATCTGCCACTGGAAGTGTTAAAGTATTGTTTGTTTCCTCGCATAAGAGTATTTCGTCGGATATACTCACTTCAGACGAAGCAGTAGAAATAAATCTAACCTCTTTAACTAACCCATAATTACCTACTCCATTGATGAGAACATCATTTTTTCCAGTAAGACTAACTATATTTATTCCGCTAACTAAAGATAATGTTGGATTTCCATAATCGCCAGGAGCAACTATAACTGTAGTACGAACTGATTTAGCTTCTGCTTCTGCATTTACCCCAGTTATTTCAATGCTCTCTGAAGCAGATACACCCATTCCCGTTTTAGTAGCTATTACATAAATGTTTGGACCTTGATAGTAAAATGTTTGTCCTTTATATATTGTAGTATCGTTTAAGGTTCCAGATACACCTAAATATCTAGGCATAGTCTTAGCAACTTCATAAACTGCTTGTAATTCTACTGCATTTTCAGTTGGAGTACCTGTACCATAAACCATTACATAGTTGTTACCATTTAATTCTGGAGCAGGAGGAGTATTATCAATTAATGGAGTATATTCAGTTCCATTCCAGTATTTTAAAGATGATCCATAAGGATCTGTTTGCAAGTCAACCCAATACGAGTTTACGTTTTCTGCTGGCTGAGTAGTACCAGCGTATATATTTACAATTGATTTATTATTCATATTGTTTATTTAGTTTAGGAGTTGACTCCAATTAATTTAATTTATACCAAGAAGTTCCGTTGCTAACAACAGTAATTGATTCGTTATTATCTAGAAATAATATTCCTTCGTTAGTAGTAGTATCAATTCCATCTATTAACGATACTGATGCTAATCTAACCTCTGAATATATATTTAGAACATCTCCATTATTCACTGACTCTGGTTTATCATATGCCAATGTAACTGTCTCCGCGTTTACGGTATCTATAATATTGTAATATTTAAATCCACCTCTAACGAAGTATATAGATTCTCCGCCCGTAAATAATGTGTTCAAGGCTGGAGACCAACCCTCTCTTGTAAGTGTTCTAATTGCAGAGAAATGACATTGAACTGGAGTTATATTATTTATGGATTTAATTGTATATTTTTTGTTTTGGCTAATAGTGGCTGACGGAAGTGTTATTTTCTTTGCGCCATCTATTAATACTATATCATCAGATGATCCAAGAGTAGTATTAGTTGTTTTAGTGGTAACATTAACTTCAGAGGAACTATTTTCTAACGCAGTTATTCTCTCTACAGCATATCCCAATGAACTTTCAATGGACTCTATTGTAGACATAGAATCTCCTGTTATAGAGTTCTTTGTATCTTGAAGTTGTTGGGTAGTAGCCATTCCGGCCGTAAGCACACTAGGAGCAAGTAATTTGTTCTCTATTGGGTTAATACCATCTATTACTGGTATCTTTGTTGATCCACTAATGGCATTAATAGAATCCCATTGAGACCACATTTTATTTTCTATATTCATATTTTATTTATTGAAGTCTCATTAATGTATCATTCTCAGCCAACATATATCCAGATCCATATTCCATAGACATATAGTTATTGGAAGAGTATTCATGTACGCTGTTTTCAATTACTATATTTTTATTGTTAGTAATCATATGGGTTAATATATTCTCTATATGTCTAACTTGATCATATTCATAATCTCTGTCATTCATATAGTCTATACTTTTTTTTGCACCTAAAATAGCTATTGCATATTGCATGTTTTCTATTTGGTTTTCAGTGCTAAATGATAGTATATTATATATATGATTAGCAAAATTCTTTATTGTATTTCGTATATCTAACATATTATCTGTTGTTGTTTATCGACTCTAGACTAAATTCTCTGAATCCAAGTCCACATATAGACAATAATTTCTTATAATATATGTCTGCTATATCAATATTTTCCATATCACATGAATGAATTATCATCTGTTCTAGGAAGGTAAACTCAGTCATTTTTTTATCGAACTTATTATATATACCATTATCATTAAATATGCTATATAACTTTATTCTATAAGAATATAATTCATCTAAATCACATATAGAGATCTCGTCACTACCATGAACTAACGATGTGGTTATTATGTTGGTTATTCCTTTTGTATCAAAAGAAGGATCTGATGTAACAAATGGAAGTATATCATCAAGATTAATTACTACAGAATAGAATCCATTAGAATCGGTTGTAGATGGAAATGAAATTAGATCATTATTGTCATTGATATGATATAATACAAAATCATCTATATTTATATGTTTTCTTTTTAAAGTAATATAAAAATTACCAGAATCGTATGGAGCGCCAGATATATTGTCATTATATAATTCAACTACTAATATATTGGATTTCTTCGAGAAGTATGCTTTTTGTATTGTTATCATATTATATATTAAAAAAGGGGAGGCTTTAACACCGCCCCTTAATTATTAATTAGTATTACTTAATTATGCTAATCCAGCCCAAGATGCGATTTGATCGCGAAGAGCTTCAGCATCTCCAGCGCCAGCACCACTTGCTATAACATAAACCTCTGCAGCCAAATCAGTAGATTTAACATATTGATTATCTGGACTCTGATAAGCTCTAGAATATTCTAGTACTAAGGTATCATAAGTTTTAGTTAAGTCAACGTTTAATTCTGGTTTGATAATAGGCCATTCTGTACGATAGGTAATTCCTTTATATCCAAGAGCAGCTTGTTCGCGATCTCTAACGATATATGGATTTCCTTTTCCAGGTTTGCTTTCAGTAGTAGTAATTGTAATTCCAGGAATTGCATTATATTTACTAGTGAAGAAGGTAGTTGGATTGCTAAAATAAGCAACAACTTTCATGCTAACTTGAGAATAAGGAGTAATAGCTTCTTTCCCTTGAGTTGCGAATCCATTATCTACAACAGATTTAGCAGTCATTACTACGATACCAGCGGTACCATTAGTAGCAGTAACTCTAGCTCCCTTGTGGGCATTAATTCTATCAAAGAATTTGGTAGCCATAGTGGTGGCAGTTTCTCCAGCGGCGGCAACTACTTCATAAGAATGAGTAAATTGTCCTGGATGTTCGAATAAATCTTTATAGATTACTCTAACAACATAACGATATCCTGAAACTACAGTAACACCAGTGAAATCAATAGTCGAAGCGGCAACTGTTTTTGCAACATATGCACAGGTTCCGTTAGGAGTGATTGATTTAACACTATTTTTTGCGATAACTTGAGTCTTAGCAATGCTAACTCCGTCTGCTTTTACATATCCAAGTTGAATTGAATCTGCAGCGGCAATACCGGTAGTAGCCATAACTGCGCCAGTAGTTGCATTTATAACAACAATATCTCCAGCGGCTAAACTCGTTCCTGCTGTATTTACTTGTGTTCCAACAAATACAGTATTAGGTTTTTGCATCATAATTTTTTAATTTTTTTAGTTAATTTACTTGTCGACTCAGTTCATAACTATCGTTTAGCTCTTCTACTTTCCCGTAATTGGATTTCCACGTCGATACTAAACTGAGATCTTTTTTACTCAATTACTTGAGATTCCTGTGAGTAGGTTTGATACCTGCTGTCGGAAATGTTTTCTAACGCCAGTCTCACTGCTAAGACTATGATTTCATCCCACATGTGGTCTGGCATTATTTCTTTCCAAACTCCATCTTCATAGTATTTCAATGAATTTTCGTTTGAATTTATATCTTCTAATGTTCCTAAACTTGTAAATCCTGTACCTACTAAAAAGTATCCATTATCATTACATTTATAGAATTCATTATTATATGTATTTTTATAGTATTCTCCTTCGTAACAATATGTAGTAGCAGGAGTAGCTAATTTTGGAGTAGAACCATCTTCTAGAAAATACCAACCAGGATACCAGCTAATAGATTTTGGTTTCATTAAATATGTCAATGAATAGTTGGATACAATATAAGTTCCATCAGTATATAAATCTATTTTATTATCAGCGTATACTCTAAGTGGTTTTGCTTTTCCTAAATGGTATATATGATCTGAAAGAGTATCACTTAATTTGGAATCTAAATTTTCAATAGTAGTTTCAACTACGTCTGTTCTTTTTGAAACTGGAGACTCGTCGGTTGTTTTTATATTTACATATTCTCCGAGTGCGAACCAATAATCATTTGGATAAGAAGTAGAATATACAGTATGTCCATTAAATTCAGATACTGCAAGTGTAGAAATATTAACGGTTTTAACAAGAGTTCTAAGATCATCTGATCTCTTTTGATCCTGTTGGAATCCTAATTTGTGCGAATTAACGCCAGAATATCTCGTCTTAGTAATTCTAGTAATCGCCGTATTTATCCAGTAGTCCTTTTCTTCAGGAAGAAAGGATGGATAACTAGCTATATCGCCAGACTTATCTAGTTCTAGATTAAATGCTCTATATGCGTTAAGTAATGTCATATTTATTTACTCTCTATTTCATTTAATATTGCCATCTTCAAATCTCCGTTAGAGTTATTCTCCAAGTAAGCAATAGTGTCTTCTAATGAATTTCCGATTATCTCGGTACCATAGTAATACACATTTTTAGTTTTTCTCATTACGTTCTTAGCAAGAGCTGCTTGTATAACGTACTCAGTGGTTTTACTTTTATTGTTAACCCACTTAATAAAGAATTGTTCAGGACTTTTTTCTATCAGTTCAAATAATTTGTTTTCAACGAGTTCCGCTGACATTGTATCTGCTTTATAACCAAATAATCGCAAGCATTTACGCATATCTTCGAGAGATAATTTGTCAAATTCCTTGATGGCATCTCTTTTGCGTTTTGCAATTTTGTTTGCTTCTTGCGCTTCTGAGTCTTCGTTTATTAATACATAGTCCGTATTCTGTCTTATATCTGTAAGTCCGTTAGATACTCTTTTGTGATTTCTCAAGAATAAGTATTGTAACTCATCCCAAGGTATTTCAGTATTTAGTATTAACTCTTTGTTTGTAATTTTAACAGCGAACGTGATCCAATATTTGCTCCATGGAGCTAATGTGTCTTTATCTAATCCTAATAGTTTCTCCAATCTGGCTGCATCTTCTTCTGTTAGACCAGTATGCCTGTTTCCAGATCTAGTTAACATAGGTGCAAGATAGTCAAAACAATTTTTATATTTTGTTACTCCCGACCAGGAGTCTTTTTTCTTATGACGTAATATTACTTTCATAGTTTTATAGTATTTATTTTCATTTATTTAATAAGTATAATGAAACACTCGTTGGCATGATTGCCAGAAAAATAGGTATATGCCCCAGAACCAACCAGGGCATATAGTTTTGTTAGTCTTCAAGATCCATGATCAACTCACCACAAGCACGTGGGTCGCGAACCATGATACCTACTTCGCCTAAGAAGTGTACTGAATAACCATCTTTTGCATTTGAACGCAAAGTGTTAACAGAAGAAGCATATCCTGCGCCAGGAGCTACAGAACCAGCATTATGCCAAATTGACAATTCGCGGCCTTTTCTAGCTACTTTAACAATGTTAGCTTCACCATCTCTTGTACCGAAGTCTAAGAAGGTAAATCTGTAAGATTCAAGTGGTTTACCAGTGATTGGGTGTGTTTGACGGTTAGACACGATATCATCATACAATGGCATGTGTTTAACAGTTAATTCAATACCATTAGTCATTCTATAGGTAATGAACTGTCCACCTAATACTAATTCTTGACCAGAACCTGTAATAAATTTACTATCAACTAAAGTAAATGCAGATACTTTTTCTTTCAATAATCTATCGAATTCTCTCATACCCATTTCGCCGGTGAAAGCAACAAACTTACGTTCGTTAGTTCCCAACATATTGTATGATAAATCAAATAAGAAATCTTCCAGCAATTCTGCGGTTAATTCAGTATAATATCTACGATTTGAAGGTGCAATTTGCTGTAACAGACCTGCTCCAATATAAACTGGACGACCGTTAGTACCCATTAAATCGGTAGTACCATCAGCATTTGCATTATATTTCGAATATACCAATTGTCTTTCAAGACGTTTGTACCATTCTCTCATAGCTTTCCATTCTTGGAAGTCAGACCATAAATAAGAAGTTTTTCCTGTTTTAGGATCTTTCAAAGCAATTGCCAATACTGTACTGTAAGCAGAACCAGTAATATCATAAGACAAACGAACGGTTGTCAAGTGATTGTGCAATTTGATATGAGTGTTATAGTTTATGATATCAGCTTCTTCAGAATATTCTTCATAAGCAGAACCTAAACGAGATACTTGAGTTCCTGGCAATAAGTATTGATAAGGAACGAAAGAACTTGCTTGACCATCAGCCAAGAAGCAGGTATAAACCCATTCGTTACCATCTTGATACGGTGCGCCAGCAACACGTAATTGATATTCTTTGTTGTCTAATTCCAAGATTGCTCCAGGACCAAACCATTTATCTTCCAACCATAACATGATTGGTGTATTTCCAACGCCAGCAGAGGTAGTGCTCGAAGAAACTTCTGAGCCATTCCATTTTGCAGAACGAATTGCTACAGCGCGATCTGAGTCGATCATTACTGACCATCTGAATTCGCGTTGATCGATTGTCATAGTTTTTCCAAGACCACCGGTTAAGAAGTCTAAAGAAGAGCTATAACCACTATCTTTTGTACCGAATACATAAGATATTACGCTAGATACTTCATGCGGTTTAGTTAACAGCGCATTCGATAACATATTTTCGTCAACAAGATCAGAAAAGATTTTACCTTTGTATAGTTGTAGGTTATTTAAAATTCCATTATCCATATATAAAACTTAGTTTCATTTAATTATTATTGGGGTCTTCGTAGTAGTTGTGAAGAAGCTACAGACCATAGCGGTGTTGGAGACCCATTATTTATTTTTGATTTTGAACCACCTACTTTGTTTGAATTTAATGTTCTTCTGAGTTTTTCAGTTGCATTGGTTTCCCCATCCTTCCTTGCATTATCAATTAAGACATCGCCTTTCATTGTAAAATATGCTGACTCAATAAGATTCTTGGTTTTAGATGCGTAGTCTTTTTGATATTTCGTACGACCATCGTTATCAACCTTGAATATATATTCCATCAAAGCTTGCTTATCCTGCTTTGGTATTTTAATACCACGTACGTCTGTAAGTGCTTCTATTTCTCCAACAACGTTGTTGTAAAAATTTTGTTGTGCTTGCAACGTTTCGACCTGTGAATTTTTCTGTGCTTCTAATAGCGCTTCCTTCTTTTTGACTACATCCACTTTTAAATATTCTAATGCATCAGAAGCTTCATCTTCTAATAAGTCTGCATCTTCATATTTTTCTAGCTTTCTCTGTATTTGAGCCTCAGTAAATCCTTTATCAAGTAAGAAATCATGTAATACCACTCTCTGCGTTCTTTCGTCGGAGATATCAATATTATCATAATCTATTACTCCACCTAAGTAATCAAAATAGTCTTCTATCTTTCCACCAGACTTCACAAACTCATCTATCTTAGCTACATCGTCACTTGCGTACTCTGGTTTGCTGTTAGATTCTACTACGGACTTCATGTATCCTACCAAGTCCTCTACGGTCTTAGGTTTTTCGTCCTCAGGAACATCAGTCCATCCTACTGATTCTGCAATGGCATCAAAGAATGCAACTACTTGTTCGGATGGTTCATCATCCATATTAGCGGCGTCATCTACAGCATTACTGTTGTCATCGGATTTATCATTATCGTTTTTTGCAGGAGGTTCTGAATCTACATCATTGTCTAACTTAGATTTGTCAATATTGTCGTCATCTTCTACAGGATCAACGTTGATATTAAATGGATTGTACTCTGTATCGTGTGCATCATATGGATCGTCCATAACTTCCACATCTTTCAGTGTACTAAGGTCATTCGCGCCTACTTGGTCAAATATGGCTGAGAATCCTCCCAATATATCATTATCTTTTTCTTTCATAATTATTTATTATAATTGTATTTTTATTTTTTTCTAGTTATAGTCATATTTTTTATATCAGATACATCGTATTTGATATTAGTTGGCTGCATATAACTTAGTATTTATTGGTTTCACTAATCTAACCGGGCTTAAATTCTCATAGTATTTATCATAATCCTCTTTGGCCGCTTCTACATTATCAGAAACATATTTATTGGCCTTTAGATTATTCATAATATTAACTACTCTTTTACCATATAATGGAGTTTTCTTAAAATCTATTCCTTCATCTGGAATTGGAACTCCATATATGCTAGTTGCTCCATTCAGATCGTAATGTCCTTTCTTTATCTTTCCATATCCATTAAATGCCTGTATCTGATATTCTGGAGTATCTGGTAGCCCTAATTTCTTAACCATTTGCCTACCATAGTCTAACTTCTCTTTAATAATCGGAACTCCGTCGTCTATACCTGCTGCGGGCCTTCCATAATCATTTGGATTCAAATGAAAGTATGCTCCAGGATTACCTTTCTTTCCTATCTGCCCATCTCCAGTCTTGCCAGATACATCACCAGTCTCGGCATCAGATATAGCGTGTGCCATATAAGGATCTACATTGGTTTTATATGACTTTAATGCCATTTTGTATGTAGGACTGTTCTTATCAACAGACTTAGTTACTACTCCTTCTGGAGTTTTAATTCCAATAGTCTCTCTAACGAACTGAGGTATTTTAGATATATCAGCAGCCTTTTGAGCAGGCGCAGTTGCCGCTTTCTTTATTTCTGGACTAAACCAGTAATTATAATTTTCGTTTGGCATATTATATATAATTGTATTTATGGTCATCTGTATTTGATATACAAACAACATCATAAATAGTATATTTAACTTATATTTATTACTTCTGTCCGACCACTTTGTTCTTCAGTGCGGTTTTTGCTTTAATTTGCTCGCGAGCCATTGCAGCTTTGTCTTTAATAACTTGAAGGTCCTTTTCATGTTTCATTCGTTTTTCTTCAAGGGCCATCTTATCTTTTTCTAATGACACTTTCTTATTTTCAATATCAACTTGATTCTTTAACTTCTTATGTTCTACATCCATTTTCATAGATGCTTCTCTTTCTTTCTGAGACGCTTGCATTTCCTTATCCATGATTCCAGCCTCCATCTGAGTACGCTTAATACCCATATCTGCTATCTCCATTGGATCTGGTATACCATTATTATTTTGGTCTAAAGTCTGTTGAAGTTTGTAAACATCAATCTCAGCAACTGTAATTCTAGTCTGATTATCAGTATCAATCTTATATTTAGTCATTTCTAGCTCCTGTTGTTTCATTGCAATCTCTTGCTGTTTAACTTCATTCTGTGCTTGAATTAACTGCATTTGTCTTTGATTTTCTTGATCGGCAGCTTGTTGATTCTGTTCAGTTCTCTTCTGTTCTATAGATCCCAATCTTAATTTAATTGCAGATAAGTTATCTAATGTCATGATCTCAGCGATATCCAACAACGAAGCTCCATTCTGCATTGCAGGTTGATAAAGACTTTTAACTGTTTCAAGATTCTGATTTTCTTTACTAGAGTCAGATACAAATATGTCGAAATCCTCGTAAAAGAAATTCTCGGCTAATGTCAAGAACGTTCTAGTAGAATCGTCTAATATGTATTGTAATTTAGTTTTCTTTGAATCTCTCCATGCTTCTTTGGCTGTATTCAATAACATAGTCATTACATTTCTCTTGCACTGATTGTGCATCCAGAATAATGGCTCTGTTATATGACTAGATTGAGTAGTAGCTCTTTGTACATTTCCTACAAGTTCGCTAGTAGATATTTCTCCTTGTCTTTGTCTAGACACGCCAGAAATCTCTCCAATCATATCTTCGATCTTAGACATAAGATTAATATACTGATCAATTACATTAGCCATAGTTAAATCCAATGCGCTTACCTGGTTAAATTGAGCAGGTTTACCACCTTCACGACCAGGAATATCCCATCCTTCTTCGTATGGATTAATGAAGTTTACACCTACCGCAGACAGATAATGCATCCATTTAGCAGCGTCAATGTTCATAGATTTAGGAATCTGCGTAATATCCATTGTTATTACTTTACCTTTATCTCTAGCTAATGCCAATTCTAAACGATACCATATAATGATATACATATATTGCAATGGTTTCATTATAGATACCAATGACTTAGAAGTAGAGTTAGAGTTATTATAGATAACACCTACATATGGTAATTTCTGTGAGTTAAGATTATCAGCGGATACGTGTTGATATTCTAATGGTTGAATTCCTACATATAAGTCTTCTCCAATTCTATATCCTTCCCATACCTCAATAATCCATTTCCATTCTACAGAGATCTCATTTCCAATCTTCATATAATCTTCGCTAACGATAGTTTGTTGAACTTGTCCAGCCTCATCAAACATTGTTACGAATCCTATCTTCTTATATGATTTCCATACAGCATGCCATAAGTTGATCTGATGATCATTATTAAAGTCATTGCTATTGCTAGTAATAGTCTTGAATTCATAGTGATTATAGTCTAATGCCCCAGTCTTTAAATCATTTCCATATCTACCTGTAACTGGATTTTCTCCACCTAATTCAAGCAGTTTATTAAGATCTGACTCTTCCATTTTATCGAATAGTCTATCATATACTTCAGTATAAGACATCCTCATTCGTCTACATGCCCAGTCTCCGTCTTCAATGAATTCAATATCAGGAGATGTGTCATGTGAAAAGTACATAGGATTTACTCTTTCTGCATTAGGTTCTCCATTAAGTATACCTACATAGTATAGTTCCTTGCCAGAGATAAGGCCATCCTTGAATCCTTTATGAAACTCATGTGGTAGATTTAATTGCTCTTTCAGATAAGCTAATGTATGGTAAGCAGAACTTTCTGCGATATCCTTATAGGATTGACCCATATACTTGCTAATCTTATCAGGTGGCATAATCTCTCCACTCTGTAGTTTCTGTTGAAATTCTTGTGCTCCTTCTTGAGACATACCCGCCATTAACTCTGCCATAGTATAGTCTATAAGCATCTGTTTTGACTTATCCTGTATATCGGAAGCTGCGTCCTGACTAGTTCTTATTACTCTAAAGCTAAATGGGTATTTAGTCTCTTCTCCAAGTAATAAATCAATTTTCGGTTTAATTATATTGAAATTCTGTGGACTTGCTGGAAATCCGTCATCTTGTTTAAATGGATCTGTTACATACTTAAGATCTTTCTCGTTGAAGATACTATTATACAAATCGTATAATGTTTGCATCTCTTCGAATCCTGTATGCTCCTGTCCATTAGGAACGGTTTCCCCCATTCCAATAATGTAGTCTACGCACTGTTCTCTCCATTCTTTATCTTTCTTATTGATTGGTAGTTTTTGTGCTGGAAACATCGTTGTGTTATATTTCATAAAGCGCTTTAAAATTTTATATTATTTCTTCAAAATAACTATTGCTGCTACTTCCTGTTGTTTCGAACCAAGCTCTGGAAAACAGCGGCATATCAAACAGATCCTTTTTCTTTTCGTATCTTTCTTTCTGCTTAACATGCGTATTGTGTAATTGCTGACGATAAATCATCAGACATTGTAATGCTCTAACGCGGTCAAAGTTTCCTTTGTCATTATACTGTATAAGTTCCTCTAATAGAGGTTCTGACAATATCCTAGTTAAGTTCTTTTTGCCTGGAGCATATTCTTCATTTAACCACTCCTTGATTAGACCTTCCGAATAGTCTATAATTTGAGTAGTCATGTGTATTCCTTTTCTTCTCTGTACTGTAGATTTGCCTATGATATCACTAATAATATCTGGTTGATCTGCCAGTAAGTAGTCGGAATGCTTTTGTGTAAAGTAAGGAAATATACCCTTCCTTTCATTTTCATATAGTAATCTAGCATTATAATACATTAATAGATTACGTACATTTTCATAATAATCCTCTGCCGTGTCTGGTCTACCCGTATACTCAGCAACTAATATATCATAATACTCTTCAAAGTTCTGAAATCTCTTGTATATAAATGTAGCTCCTAAGGAATTAGTTCCTGCCTTATCATGATCATAAGGGTCACATCCTGCTATATATAACTGTCCTGAAGTATCCTTATTAGGATGCTCCCATATAACTATAGATCCTTCTGTTTTGTCGTCCCTTCCGAGTGGATACTTAGTAATATCTCCTTTCTGCTTAACGGTCCAATGTAACTCTCCATTAATCCATGATAGATCACCAACTTGTTTGTGTGATTGTAGTTTCTTATTAGTTCTAATAGATGCTAATTGATTCATCAGATCCTTCTTTGGAAATATATTACCAGTAAGTTCTAATACAGCCTCCTGTGGAGTGATTGGATTTTCAGCAATATACCTATCAATTGCTCTTGAATCAGAAGATCCGTCTATTACCTTTTGTCTCTCTTGTATTGCATACTCTATAGCTTTCTCTTTAAATGTATTACCATTATGGTCCATATAAAGTCTTTTGCTATACATATCTAATACAGACATATTAGCATATACAGGAACAAAGAATCCGCATTCACTAGCCGAGGCGCCATCATCCCATATGTTTGAGAATGATTTTACGTTATACCCAGATGGATTATAGAACAATTCTTTAAGCCCATCGAACTTACTTGCACTATCACCACCGGTACCAAAACAACACATAAGACCGAATGCTACTCCATCTTCCTCTACGGAAGGTCTAGCTATCTGCCACGCCTGAAGGATATCTTTAAACGATCCACCTTCTTCCCACAATATAAGCTTACCACGCTTACCACGAGCCTTATTGGGATCATTCTTAAGTGTTACTCCAATAATCTCAGATTTATATCCAATTTCTATCTTATTACCCATTTCATCGGTAGTAAGAATAGAAGCACGTCTATGCATCTTAGTATTAACTGCTTGACGTTTCTTTGCCCATGCAGTATGTTCGTCCATGAAGTCCATAATATCCCAGGCCTTAGTTAAAAGACCATCACGTACTAAATATTCTGTCTCAGAGGCTATAGCGTACGATTTAGAGCCCGGTATGAGATAATAATTCCTACAGAGCATAGAACTACCCTTAAAAGAATAACCCTTACCACGAGCCTTTAAAGTGACCATATGCTTACCTTCATCCTCAGCCTCCTGAACACCTAAGAAGTAATAATAATCGTAGTCGTAGAAATCTGGGAACTCCCTTACTTTCTCTCTACGTTTCTTTATTTTCCCGTGCTTGTCCTTATAATCAAACTCAACAAGTCTTAGAATTGGACAGTAATTTAAATAGAAATAGTTATATCCACTAATCCAATCTCCATCTTCTGCGGTATATCCATCAGTACATCTAGACTCCTCTGTCTCCCAGTATTTGAGATATTCCGTAGTGCCACTCGGTGCAAAACAGTAAACCCCGTGCTGCTGGTAGTGCATGCACGGGGCTCGAAATTTATCAGAATTTAAAATCTTCTTACTAAAATCGATCATACTTTTTGTTTGTAATTAGGCATTGTACCAAGCTACAAATTTATTCCATTGTCTTTGAAACCAATTTAATTTAGGTTTAATCGGAGTAAGAACTTCTTTCTCAACGGTTAATGAAATTTCTGCAACTGGAACTGCAAGAATTGTTGCTTTTGGTTTTTTATGGTAACGTTTCTTATATGGTTTCTTTACCAAAGGTGCATCTGTAATTACAGGAGTTTCCTTAATTTCTATAGTAGGAGTCAATACTGATTTAGCAGACGCCTTAGTCATTGTTTCTTTATTCATAATTTATTTATATGATTATAATATGTATAACGTTGTTATTTATCTATTGTTTGATTTGTATGTTTCTTTATACAACCAGACTCAATTATCTGATCTAGTTTTTTAGAGATCTTGTATAGCCTATTTTCTAAATGGATAAACCATGAAAACAAAACTATTGATAAAAATGAGGACAATCCAATCATTGTCAGCATTATATTTAGACCATTATTTTCTAATATATATGTCATAATTAGTTACTTTGAACAGTTCCAGTATCATTACATTCTTTACCTAATATCTGGTCAGAGTTTTTATATTTTGCTCTTTCTTCATCTCTTTTTAATTCGTATACCTTATTAAATTCTACTAATTCTTTTGAATTAATAATAATAAAGTCTTTCTCTCCATTGTATCCATACATTTTGCATACGATATCTCCTGCTACACAATTAACTATTTTAGATCCAAGGATTACTTCACATGGATATTCTACTAAGAACATATTATCAATTCTATTATTCATAGAAGCATGTTCTTTCAATTCTAATGTATCTGGATTAAATGCCAAGGCTACATATCCGTTTTCACTTAATATTAATTTATTCATTTTATAATATTGTTATCCAGCAACCTGGATTGTTTTTATCAACTGAATACCATTTGCCATCAATTTCCATTGGAAAGGGCAAGATGCAATCCATATTATCGTCCTCTATTATATCGAATGCCACTAGGAGGTCGAATACTATCTGGCATATATTATGGAAATCAAATCTAGCTTTTGTCTGCCTAACAAAGTGCAACCCAATCTTTAGTGGTTCTTGGAACCCACGGACAGAGTCTTTCTCCTCGTAATATTCCTTTCTCGCTAAGCATATGAGTTGCTTGAGTTCCTCCACTGGGAATAAACATGGTTTTGTTTTGTAATAAGTTACTTCCTTCCGTGAGGCTGAGTAGTGTTGAATTCCCATTTCCCTTAAGAATCTCGCTACTGTCTTTGAGTGGAATACCCCTTTGCTTGTCGCAATTTTGGAATTCTTCGAACTCGGGATATTGCCATGAAGGAATATCATAGAAGATTTCTGCCCACCATTTGGATTGTTGATATTTTCTGTATTCTGTAGCATATTTCCATTCTTCATAATTAATCCATAGGTTTTTCATAATGTGCTTTTTTGAAGTCTTCATAGCTCATCCATTTGTACTCTTTATTTTCTTCATTAAAGAATGCTATTACATATTCTCTATCTGTTAGTTCATAGTATTTAAAGCTATTAAACTTGTTAATATCTAACATATTTCCAAATGGATCCTTTTTAAGCAACTCATCAAATTCATCTTTTGATATATTATTATTCTCTATATGATTATCCTTTGTTAAATTTTCAAAAGAAACTCCTTTATATAACTGCATATTAATCTACTTTTAATTGGCTTAATAATTTAATTAACTCGGATTTATTCTTAATTACTCCTCTATAAACAAAAGTATCGTCCTTTTTTATCAGTACCATTGAATACTCGTTGTCATTTGCCCTCCAATTAATATATTGAAGTTTTATATCAAAGAATCCTTTTTTAGTAAATACATAGTCAAAGTGCCAGCTATTTAATTCATCTGAATATGATTCTCCATTTCCAGTGAATTTAAATCCAAGACTTTCTATATCTTCTTTATCTAAGTATTTAACTCTAATTGTACTTAGATTGGAGTATCTATAAATCTTCCATGAAGACTCAGTTAACTCAAATACCATTTTCTTCCATTCGGATGTACTTCGGGCTAAGAGTCCTGGCTCCTGTTGTTCATATTCAAATCCTACATAGAACTCAGATATGTCTGGCTCATAATATTTATTGTCCATTTCCAAATATTGTTTTTGCTGAATATACTATTACTGGAACTCCTTTTAAGTCAATTGACTCATTGGAATCCTTTGCAAATATTATATATCTTAATAACTGCAATGCTGCAATATCATATATCTTAGACTCGTCTTCACATGTTAATCTTATTATCATTGACAATTTAGTATCAGTCTTTCTTTTGAAGTATATCTGAATTACTTTAACTCCATTAAAATCCCCAAAGTCATATGAGAATATAACATCATTTTCAGTTCTTCTCATTACCCTATCAGATCCTATTTTATTAAGAAGTAATATTAATGTGTCTAGTTTATTTTCCATAATTCTCCATTATTAATTGTCCATTATTAATTGTCCGGCTTTTCTTTGTGCTTGTAAGTCGTCTAGGAATTCAATCAGCATATCCATTGTTATTTTATTATATTCTATTAGAGTCGCTTGACTTAATTGATTGTATAATCCAGGTCTTAATTTGTATTTTCTATTCATAATAGTATATATTTTCTGCATTGCAATGCGGAGACAACAGTGTCATAATTTGCTCGTAATGCTTATTGGTCTTTACAGATAGAGGAATAAATATTTTTTCAAATGTATATCTTCCTAGACTAAATAATCTTTGATTAGTAAAATCCTTATCATCTAGTATTAAAGTCTTGTGCGAATGACCGTAGTCCTCCGTTAATATATCCATCTAATTCTTTTTTAAATTCTTTATCTATATACCAAGATATATCCCCGGTCGGAGAATCTTCTATCAATTTTTGTCTGATCACTTCAGTCCAGTATTTAATAGACAAATCATACATTCCTTTTGTCCATTCTTTAGCCCTAACCATTATCTTGCCTTTGGTATTTCAAAATGACCTATCTCAGATCCACCCTGTACTCTACTAGATTGCATATCCTCTGTTTTAACCTGCTTGGCTAATGAGTCTAATGACTTAACTACTTTGTCTAATGATCCCATTGCAGACATTGCCTCTTTAACAGTCTTCATATCCATTGCTCCAATTGCTAGGTCTTTTAAGTATAAACTAATCATGTATACTGCATGTCTAGACGAATCTAGCAACTGCACTAATAATGTATTAGAGAATTCTAAGAATGTAGACTCGGCGTATAGAACGTCCTCTGTTGGAATCCAATCTTTCTTAAATAGCTCCTTTCTCAATTTAGTATCCCTATATTCTATATCACCGATATTTTCTACATAGGGACTACTATAATGATGTTTAAGAACTATGTATGATATTAGATTGGTTGCATAGTCTTTGTCCTTATAGTTATTCCATATTTCTTTAAAACATGGTATCCCTAACATATATGGATGTATAACTACTTTTCCTCCTTGTATATCAAATAAATTGCTCATTTCTTATTAATTGCTATTAGCATATTATATTCAAAATCAGTCGTATATCCGTTTTGAGTTATATCTGCAATAAGTATGTGTATTCTCGGCTGTTCGATTATCATGCTCATTATGCTTCTGCTGTTTCAGTTACTTCTTCTACTAGAGGTTCAATCGTCTCTATTTCTTCATTAAATTCTACAGCAGTTATATCCGTTATAGCAAGGCTACATATTACATCTCCTGGTTCAAATATTGCAGGAATTGAATCTGTATTAGTTTTCATTTCGATTACTAATTCATCATATGTTCCTGGATTAATAGTCTTTAGACCTCCAGCAAACTCTACTGAGTACATTGACGCATCAACTCTCGGGATGATCATTCCAATCTTATCAAGTGGCATCTCAATCTTTAATCCAGTTCTATATACTAATATTAATCTTCCGTCTCTACCAACTCTCGTGTTGATATCAATACAAGTAATATTGTATAATGATCCGTTTAATTGAGGAATTCCAGCTTTTTCACTAGTTCTTTTTACATTTATCTTATACATATTAACATCCGCCTTTTTTGGTTGGTTTCTTTGGTGCTGTTTTCTTAACCATTGTGTTCTAATTTAAATTTAAACATTTTATAAGTAGTGCATGATGCACCTTCGTTAACGCACTTAAATGCTTTGCGTTCTTCTTTCTTGCAGTTATTAAAACATACTGATTTTCTGAATGCATCTAATGCGTATTCTATTGTAACTTTTTGTGGTTGTGGTTTTTGATTAGCCATTATTGATTATTTTTTAGTCTTCATGTATTGATGCAACATATTAGCAAATCCCTCTACAAATTCCTCATCATTAGAAAGCTCATGCTTTCCCATATAATCTAATATTCCATGAGTGAGTTCATGAAAGAACGAGGTCTCCATATAGTCCCTAGAACATACATATCCATTGTACTCATTTGCTAAATATATCTTTCCCTCTGGAAATATAAACTTACCAACTTCCTTACCCATCTTACCATCTGTGATCTCTGTCGTAATGGTAGATCCTCCTAGCATAAAGCTATTCGGGATTAGATTCTCTTTTAATTCTTTCATCTCTTATTTTGTAGTAATCTTTTTTATGTTCATTCCTATATCGTCTCTTTAGTCTTATTTTAAATAAGTAAGCAAACATCATTCCTTTGTCGTCATCAGGGTCTGCTATTCTCCTATTTGCAAATATAAATGGATGGTTACATATCTGTGTTATAACTTGCTTCGGTATACAATACTTTAAAGACAGTTCATTATAAATATCTCTTTTTTGTCGTAACATAAATAGTATATGTTGGTCTCGGTCTACTATATGTAATTATATATGTAGTTCTTCTTCTTTCTGGCCTAGTAAAAATATAATTATTTTTAAATCCATAATCAAATTTGGTATAAGACGAATTATCTTTTTCCGCAAATAGATTAAAAATTCTACTAAACAAGCCAGGTCTTTTATTATATCTATTGCTCATCTTCTTTCGCTTTTAAAATCATTGTTATTTGAATAGTTTTTCCTCCAATTAGGATAGGCACTAATGCCTTGTTAATAACATAAAAGTTATCTTGATCCTTTACAAATATTCCCTTTGCTTTGTATTTCTTAATATACCTACTTAGATTATCTTTAGTAACTCCAGTTTGGAGCATAACAGATTTTCTATTCTCAGCACAATCAATATTCTGTCTAGATCGTTTTGTTTTAATTGGATTTAAGTAGAGATCAAATAGCAAGGATAGTAAATATACTTCCCTGCCAGTTAACTCCAATAAACCATTCATGCTATGTAGAAATTCATAATTCAACTTATTTACCGATACGGTTTTTATAAGTTTATTCATTTCTCAGTTTCTTCAGTAAATCTATTAAATTATAATATACTGTCATTGCTTCATCTGCCCATTCGATTACTTCTCCTGAGTAAAATTCATCATCAAGTACTTTTTCTTTAAGATCGCTCAGTTTAGTTTCGTATTCATCAATCTTCTCGCCGATACGTCTATCAATTTTAGAAACATATTCTTCTAATGTGGCACAGTATCTTTCTTCTGATTCTAAAGCTCTTTCGCATTCTTCTAATCGTTTTGCAGTCTCCTGATTGGACTGAAGTAATTCTTCATAGTTCATGTATGCTGATTCTAATTTATCTTCAAGTTCTTCTACTTTAGCTTTCTTAGACACTGCTTTCTTTTCCTCGAACCATTCAGTTGCTGTAAAGTTTTCTTTAGTAATTAAATTAGGAGATAGCGATACTGATCTTGATAGATTATAATCTTCACCAATATGTTCTGTTGAGAATGAGAAATTATCTAAATCATTTTCTCTTGTTAACACGTCTCCAATTGTTAATCCGTAAATCGGATCTAATACTTCTACTGTTTTAATATTATTCATTATCTTATTTTAAATCAGGTAATTTTTTATTTATGTTCTTTTGCCACTCAATCATTTCTTGAGCGCCATCTTCAACTATTCTAGCCATTTCTGGATTGCCTCCTTGAAGTCTTAACTCTGCCGCCCACCTAAGTAATAAAGATGGAGCCAATTTATCTTGTCCTCTCAATAAGAATACTGGTTCATTCTCTGGTATTAATCCAGCCGGGTCCTGTATCCTATTATAGTCTTCTCTAAAGTGTTTCATTAGTATTCGGTTTTAGTTTATTTAATAAATCCATTAATTCCTCTTTTGTATCTAAATATATCATAAGTCCTGATGAATTTCCCATATTATAAAGTCCGCCAATGTGTGTAAAATACTCAATCCTTTTTTTTATTGGATTGTATTGTATCTTCCATTCGTCCTGACCATTCCAATATATAAAGTTTAATTTGCTTGGCTCTTGTTGGTCAACATATTGTCTCCCATCAGATGCCAATAGATTTAATGATTCAATATCTTCTTTATTCATTTATAGTGTTATTATGGATAACTATATATATAAACGTATTTAAATGAAAAAGGTTGTAGTCAAATGATATTATTTTAATAATAATAAAAAGAAAGGCCGATACAATTAAGTACCGACCTTTCATAATCACAACTAAATAATTTTTAAAAAGACATTATAACTTGTTTGCCATAATTATTGTCTTTGGCAATAGTAGCAAACTTATCTACTAATTCATTACCTGGAACACCGGAATGTCCCTTCACCCATTGTATCTCCGGATTCAATAATTTTAAAAGTTTATATACTTGTATCCACAAATCTACATTCTTGATCTTTATATTATTCCATCCTTTCTTGACCCACTTATCGAGCCACTTACAGTTGATTGAATTCTCTATGTATTTGGAATCAGTGTAAACTAATATTTTAGTACTTGGATAAAGCTTAATCTCCTCTGCTACATATCCTAGACCTGCTATCAGTCCCAGTAATTCCATCCTATTGTTTGTAGTATGCTTCTCTGATCCAGATATAACCACACTCTCTTCTCCATTTACTACAACAGAGGCGAATCCTCCTGGTCCTGGATTGCCAGAGCAAGCTCCGTCGCACCATATAACTATTTGATCAGTCATTATTTCACTATAGCAATAATGTCATAAGGTTTTACCAATACACTATCCTTGAATAAATCAAAATCAATTGAATACTTATTCGGATAGGCAATTGTATCACCCAGTACGACACTTCCTTCATAATTAACTGGAAGGGCTAGCACGATGCCTGTTCTAAAAGAAGAGTCTATCTCTACTTCCTGTACTTGCATTGCCATTATTTTATCTCCAGTTTCCTCATCGACTTCTTCAGTCTCCATAGGCACATTGACTTGTGTCTTAATTTTTATAACCTCTAGTGGTTTTACTAATGCATCTTTCTGCATTTCATATCCTAATCCATCTGCTACTACCTTAAGCAAGGTCTTATTGTCCATGTTTTCAACGCTGATCGTTTGCTCTTGAACTTTTGTAGCATCCATTTTATTACTTGTCATCTTCTTTTACTTCTATTTTTAATAAACTATCTAGCACATCTTTATAATCATGAATAGGGTGTGCTCCTATTATTCTGGTCTTTAAACTTCCATCATTAAAGAACAATACTGTAGGTATGTTTCTTACATTCTGTTCTGTGGCTAATCTTGTATTCTTATCAACTTCTATAGAGACTATATCTATATCGTTGCCATATTCCTGAGTAAGATCAATAATGGCTGGTTCTAATTCAACACAAGGCCCACACCAAGTGGCATGACAGAATACCATTACTGGCTTCCCTGTTTCAATTAGTTTGTATGCTTCTGAGTCGTTGATACCTTCCATTTATATTCTCCTTCTTTACTATCTATAAACAATTCTGGATCTATTCTATATTCAGGTCCTAACAATCCAAATGCCCACTTAATGATAAAAGGTAATTCTTCTTTGTTCTTCTCCATACTAATATAAACGTATTCTGGGCTTATTTGTTCTACTATATCTTATATTTAATTAACAATTAAACATAATTTACCCCTTGAGACCGGGTCCATATTCCAGTTGGCTTTCAATTTAGTTCCATATTCAATCCGTACGTCAGCTTTCGCCTACACCCATCAGCTTATCTCAATCTCCCCTTATTAGATACACATCCTTTCGAATAGTAACCTGCTGCATTCAATATGTACTTAAAATCTTTGATACTACCGGAGAAAACTCATTACTTAAGTAACTACAATCCGATGTCTAACCCCTTATTGATTATCCTAGGGTGAATCAGCCTTTGGAGACTGGTATCACCTATATAACGTATTTAATTCAAAAAGGTTGCAATGAAAATGAATTATTTTGCAAATTTTTTTAAAAAATAAATTTCGAAGGGCATATAAGCACGCGAGAACCTAAAAAAATTAGTAGAAAATTTATTTTGGAGTGCATATGGGCAAGCGTGAATGTCTCTCCCAGGCACTCCCCGGGGGTTCCGACCGAAGGCAAGTCCCCCGCCATTGCTCCTCTATAGCTCCCAATCAGTCCTCCTTCAGTTGGATATGCGCAGCAATCAGTTCATTCTCATTTGTTATTTGATTGCTCTAATCACATTACATTGAATGTAATATAATACATTGTCACCTTTAATATACTATATATATGGAACACATTATTGTATTAATCATTGTTATTATAGCATGTGCTATAGTAATTGCAATCCATGCGTATAACATACATAAGCCACATGTTGACACTATCATTGACCATGATAGTGAATATCAACAGGACATTGAACTTGAGTATGCACATTGATTGCACTATGTTGACAGATAACTACTGTCCCGCTATAGTTCCCATTCAATGCACCTTCAGATGAAATTGCGGAGTAATAGAGGCTGACAATGTTGCCGTCCTCTTATCTATCCAATCAAGCAGGAGCTGTACTGCACATATATCGCAGACCGTCACAATAGCTTAGTGAAAGGCGGTTTGTTTTACCTTCTAACAATCAATGTTATGAAAAAGAATGGCTTATTATGGGTAGTATTCATTATTACAATGTTTATGCTATCAGCAGTTGCTCTAAGCAGTTGCACCTATCCAAGTGAAAGACGGGCTAATGTCATTATTCAGCCCAGGGTGATGAAGCTATTTGTTGCTACAGTAGCTACTGTTGACTCTATTGGTATTAAGTCAGAAACTACATTCTATTGCAAAGCCTTTGATAGGTATGATGCAGATAGAGTGTTCAATGACTCAATAACATTGGTTAAGCAGAATTTATACGATACATACACTATTCGCGAGATAGCGCTAATTAACAATCGGTGACTGATAATTCAGAGCAACCGGACTGTAAATCCGCTCTAAGCTCACGAATAAATAAGGGACAGCCAATGTGCTGTTCCTTAACAAAGAAGCACAGTACAGCACTAACTGACAATAAAGTGGCAAATAAAGTGATTGACGAATCACCGTTATGCAAGAGAACGAGTAATGATTGCATAATGTTACAGGCTGTTAAAGTACAAGGCAGCAGCTCGATGACCGACAGAGCAGAGGTCAGTGGAAGGACAATTTGGTGCCAAATCACCGAAATGCTCACAATTATAAACAATCGAAACACCAAAGGCGTATTATGAGAGTTCCAATGGAATGACGTAATGTTGAGAGATTGGCGCCGGAATCAAAGAGCAAAGGCAACGAACAGAATGACCCAAAATCGGTCCGAGTTCATTGCGCTCTAACTTTTTTTCCCTTATAGGTCCCAATCAATTCGCCTTTAGTGGAAATTGCGGATATAATCATATCTGTATTACTTTATATTTAACCCTTTTATACATTATTATTATGCTTTATTACTGTTTAACTTTCACAGCACAGGTTGTACCTGCAGATGCTAAGACAAACCCTAACAAGGTTTATTTCCAAGGCGAATTTATCTCTAAAGAAGATGACCAAGCTACCAAAGTGATTAAAGTTAATTTATTCCCTGAAACTGATGCCCAACAAGCTTTGTGGCAGGAAATGGTTGACAACAGCAAAGTGTTGAAAGATGCTGAATACGAACCAATTCACGTTGAATTGCCACCGTATCACATGTATGACCAACGCAAAGCCGGTGAATTTATCAAACGCAAAGACGGTTCTACCAAAGTATTTACAGGTATGGACGTTTATATGCGTATTCTTACTGACAAACTCAATGGAGGCTTCCGTGTTGACGGTAATCCTAAGGCTAAAGCCGAACAAACTGTTGACCGTTTGGGTAAATGGATTGGAACAGGTGCAACTCACGTTGAAACTGTCATTAATCCTACACCTGCAGCCGATGCAGCACCCGCAGCAGACGTGGCAGTACCAACATTCACAACCACTGCAGGTAACTAATCAGTAACTGCAGATGATTTGCAGATAGTATGCACAGTAGTGTGTACTATCTGTATTTCCTTACCTCTGGATGACAATTATTTGCATTTTAAACCACGATTTTGTGGAATATTATTGGCATTAGGGGGACTATTCCTTCCACCGTGCTTTTATATTACCATTCATTCTTCTATTTTCATAGCAGGGTGACATATTATAGCGTAACACACGCATAGAGGCCATTTACAGCCTCTCTAAGACATTATCTATATCAAATGGATAGTTAGTACCATTTACAATAACCAATGCCTTAAAAGAGCTTAAAATCAATATATATGAGTGATATTCATTACGCAAAGTATATAAGATATACATTACTACCAAGTGGAAATGTATATAAGATTGAATCATATTGTCCATTAGTAAATCTACAGAAATACATGAAAGATACGATACAAAACAATATTGCATTCATAGTTGAGTCTGATCCTAAAATATTATTTCTAAATGAACAATTATTTGAGAAAGCATTACAATGTACTGACTCAAATAATAGCACTAAAGAAATAATAATGACGATGAAGCATATCGAAAGAGGTAAAGGTAGTATTATTACATACTAAACAACTAACTATGAGAACAAAGAAAGAACTAATACAATTACTAATAGCCCGAATTGAAAAGATAGGATACTTATCAAATGGACTATGCTTCCAAGTAGATATGATGAGATATATACCAGGAGATGAAAAAATCACTCGTGAAGAAGCTGATATACTATTTGCATTAATTAAGACAGCTAAGCCATATATATGGGAAACTAGATATTGGTGTCATAATGGTGTATGGAGTAGAAAGAATGGATACCAATTCTTTTGGGAACCGGGATTAGTATTACCAAGACTTGAATGGCTTAATAAACAATTAGCCAAACTATAATATATCCTTACAGATAAATACCGCTCTAAACTATTGATAGCGGGATATAAATTAGATACTGTCAGTAATGATGGATGTGTTGCGGCCTTAAGAAAGCTGTTTGTAGGAGAGTGAAATATAACCTATAATTTGCACTACAACACAAATGAGTTCTCAGCAAAATGATTAGGGGATGCCCCACTTAATAATAGGTAAAACACTATTTAATCATTGTGACCCTACTCTCCCTGTTTATATATAAATTAAACACAGACAAGAGGGTGCTAATAAAGGTGCAAAGTGGGGACTTCAAAACCGATATGTCTATAAAGCGTTATAGATGTATGTCCAATTGAAATGCAGGAGTGATAGGATAAGTCCTTAAAATCGTCAAATTAAATACGAAAGGCATAGAATCCTGGTAAGGAAATAAAACTATCACTCCGCTTCTTTGAAACTTAATCAATAAATTATATATTATGCCAACATTAATTAAATTATCAGATGAAAGATTCAATGGGAATCACCCAAATGGAATTAATCCAGGAAGTACGAAGAAAATAGAAACAATGCCGGAGATTCCAATAGTAGGAGAATGTTATTGGTTTGGTTCGAGAAGAACCTCAATAGTGACAGAAATACTCTATTTGACAGATTCAGAATATAAGTTTAAAACACTTAATTCTACGTACCTTGTAAAGCTATTCTAATGGCAAAGCAACCAATTAAACAAGTACAATATGCAAGAGATTGTAAAACAGCTGGCAAATTAATAAGAGATGGCATATATTATTGCGATTTCAAAGGAGCTGGATGTCATACTGCAGTTAATTGTATGGGTTATAAACCAAAAAAAATCATATCAAATGAACCACAAAGTTAGTTTAGAGAATGTAATTGCTGACCCTGAGGTGTCGGTAACGTTTTGTTCTTTTGTTAGTGCAATCAAACATAAGGCTGCACAGTTGTCGATCGTGACAAATATAATAACAAGGGCAATAAGATTTGAAGTGAAACACTCAGACAGAGTATCTCACAAAACAGCAAAGTTTATTGACATTAA